TCACGCATGGTCGAAATGCTCTTTAGCCTGTCGGCTCATTTCGTCGAAAAATTCAGCGGCAGGACGGCCATTGCATTCTGCCACGGCTTCCCGGAACCCCTTCTTTTTTTTCTCGTCCATGACAGTCACGCTCTTGTGTCCCCGGATCAGCTCCAGCAGCCACTTTCCTTCGGGCGTATTGTCTTCGATCATTATATGTGTCATAGCGGTCAGGTATTTAATTCGTCGTAAGGCTATCCTCTTGTTCGGCAAAGATAATAAATTCCGGGATATAACCGAAAAGTCCGTATCGCCGGCGTATCCCTTGATACCTATATAACGAATCCCGTACCGGAAACGGTATGCACGTTCGTATCTTTTCCTGCTGTTTGCGCCCCCGGTTGCTTTTATAGCTCACCCTGTGGACGGCTTGGACCGCCGCCCCTTCCGTTTATATACCTGCCGGACGACGCCCGATATACCGAGTATAACCCTCTCGTTGTCTCGACTTTCGCCGCCGGGTTCGTTTTCGTGTGCAAAGGTACGGTGGACGAACACGGTTCAAGGACCGCTGCCGTTACCTGTAATGAAATTTGACGCAAACTTTCCGGAATCCGGGATTCCGGCCTTTCATAAAATTTCCTTCCGTTTCCTTGCCCGTCGTTCTCGCATCCCCCGTCCGACTCCGCACGTGAAAACATCCCCTTCGGGCGAAGTCGGAAGACATCGAACGGAGGGAAAGAAAAAACGGAAACGATGACAACAACAGAACAGATTACCAATGTGGCCACTGCTTTGGGCTGGAGTGTGGAAACGGACGCCAGTCGTCCCGGCTTCACGGAGTTCGAGTTCCGGCAGTACACGCCCGCAGGACAGGACTTCGGCTTCAGCGTCGAAATGCGGAACGGCGATCCCGACAGCCTCCTGCAAGAGCTGGAAAAGTATTACGAGGCTTACGACTCCGACTATGAAGCCTATCTGTGGATCGGCACGGACGGGCACGGCAAGAACGGCGCCCCTTACCACATCAAAGACATCGTGAGCGATATGGAAGCGGCCGAGGCAATGATCGACACGCTTTATGAAACCCTGAAAACAGCATTGAAATGAGTACGAAACGAAGTTACAAAGCGGAATTTCTGCGTTGGAAGGCAGAAGTGGAGAAAAAACACGGCAAGATGATTTACGACCGTCTTTCGGAGGTCATCGACACGGACGACGACCTGGCCGTCGGCGACACGGTTCTCTTTACAAACGATTATGGAGTGACGTTCGGCCCCCACGAAGTGCTGGGGTTTTGCCGTCCGGACAGTTTCCTTTGTCCGCACCGTTACCCCGAGGACGAGGATTGCGGCATCGTCTTTTCAGACAACGACGCCTATTGGTTCCCCGACCGCCCCGGCCAACTGACGTTGGTACAGAAAGGAGGTGCCGACGTATGAAAGCGATGACGGACGGGGCGATCCTCGCACGGCTCTGCGGCAATGTGACCGCAGGCCGTTTCGACTGGCGCAAATACTGTACTCCGCAGACCTATTTCGGTCGTGAAGTTTGCGTCACGCCGCTGCTCTGTTCCTACGGACAGATAGGCTATGCCGTTCATTTCCCTTATTCCGATATGCCGGAAGTGGAGTACGACTGGGAACTGAACAGCCTTACCATCGACGGCGAGGAGTGGCGAATTTATTTACAGAACACACGATAACGGACAAATTGGATTATGGCACAGAGTTTTTATACCAAATGGCAATATGTCTTCCTTGCGGACGCAGGGTGTTATGTCTCGAGAGAATACCGGAATTTCCAGACGGCGCTCGTCCGTGAAATATCCAAATATGCCAAAGCCGTGGATGCGGCGGTCGTAGCCAAGACCAAGGGGCATTACTTTACGAGCTGTTTTGTCGAGCGCAACGGCAAATTCGTTTACATAAACCATTCCTCCGGATTGTCCCGGAGGATTGGCTCGGTCAGAATAGAACTCGATTCGTTCCTGATCCGCACGGCCCGGCATGCCGAGGACTATACCGGCGGCACCAATCAATATTGCGATCTGTTGCGGTTGCAGTCCATGATCGACCGACTGCTGGCCTGACGCTCCTTCCGGTTCCGGCCCGTCAGGCCGTGACGGCAGACAGACGCGCGGGGAGCGGTTTATGCACAAGCCGCTCCCCGTCCCTTTTTTCTCTGGTCGCCATCCTTTTGTATTCCGCCCAAAAACCTCGAATCGTAGAAAAACGACAAAAACAACCCGTATTTGCATTGGAAAAGCGGCAGGAGGGGCCGGCAAGCCGGCCGACAGCCTCTTGTACCGTGGTGGATACCGATAGTCCGTACCGTCCGTTTTTCCCTGCGGGACAGGAAACGCCGTCCCCTGTTTTATCCGATCGCCTCGGCCACAATATCTTCCAGCAGGAACGGGATCACGCCCACATACATGACGCCATCCTCATCCGTCCACGGCTTGCTGTTGCCGTCCAGCACGACGATCTTGCGGAAGAAGTCGCCGGTGTTTCTCAAAGAGAAGGTTTCCTGTGCCTTCTTTTCCGGCGTGTCTACGTGTAATGCCGACTGGATATACAGTTTGTCATTGCCCACGTTGACCACGAAGTCGATCTTGTATTGCGACGAGCGGCGTCGGCCCTCTATGATTCGCGTCAGTTCTACTATTCCCACGTCTACCGAATATCCCCTGCGGATCAAATCGTTGTAAATCATATTTTCCATCAGGTGCGAACGTTCCTGTTGGCGGAAATTCAACCGCACATTTCTCATTTCTGCCCGTTGTAGAGCGTCACCGACTCCATGTTGTCGAGCGAGAAGCGCCCCAAATCGACCGTGCCGTTTTGAGCGTTGCCCAGTTCGATACCGATGCAGCATATTGGACTAATTGTCTACCAATGTTTTGAAAATTAAACGGTAGGAAAGTCTTATTTTGCTCTTTATTCTTCGCTGAACTGATGCAAAGATAATGCGTTTTTCCGGTACAGGAAAACAAATGAAAAGACTTTGATAAAAAAGGTGGTTTTGGGGGCAAATTTGCCAGCTGTACTATGAGGTTTTCGGAAGATTTTGCATAGCATTTCATCTAGTGTTATGCCTATGTCTATATTGCTGGTTGCTCCTCCAAGATTGAACACGGAGTGACTGATATTGATTGCTGGCGAAAAGAAAAAATACCCAGTAGGCTAATTTTCTTCTCTCCCTCTATTTGACTTAACTTTATTGCCCGTGTATATAATAACGGTCATTAAAGTCAAGTTGAGAGTGGAGACATATCTTTTTCTTTTGGCAAGCAAAAATTCAGTTATTGGAAATTTTCGAATAACTGAATTTTTAAAGCCCCAACATATCATATAATATACAAAAAGGAGCATTTTTAGTTACTATATGATATATTGAGGCTTTAGCGTATTGCTGACGAGTTCATGCCTTTTACAAGACAAGGCACTTGCCCGGATTAAAACCATTGGCGATATGTTCGTTCTCAAAAACATATCCCATCTGATTGCAAACTACCTTTGTTCCGTTTATCTCAGCATCAATGTTGGTATGTGAATGCCCATAAATCCATGCATCAATGCGACTGTCGGCGATAAGCCTACTCAGTTCAGTTGCAAATGCACTATTCAACACAGAACCTTTATGGTGAGATGCAACAACCTCCAATGTGGGAAGATGATGCGTTATTACCACAATGTGTTTGGCGGTGGTTTCCACCAGACTTTGCTTGATGAAATCCAAACAGAAGTTGTGCATCTGATTGAATTCCTCTGTTTGGAGCAATTTGCCATTATACATTATCTGCCGAAAGTCGTTCATGCCCTTCCACACAAAATACTCGTCAGATGGAGATATTCGAGACCACAAAGTGCTCATGATAAAGTCGGTATCATCAATCCGCACTACTTGATTCTGATAATATCCTACATTGTTCTTGAACAGCCATTTCCATTGCAATCCCTTGTCCATTACATCACAATAATTGTAATACTCATGGTTTCCGGGCACAATGAGCACCTGACGATAATTCGCAGATGCCCATTTCCAAAAGTTAGCCAAAGGCGCGACCTTGTTTTTCAAATAGAATATATCTCCGGCAAGAACCAGAACATCGCCCGTCGCAGGCAATTCATTATGCTTCAACCACCTGCTGTTGTCGCTGAACTCCAAATGCAGGTCACTCATATATTGTATCTTCATAATCTATTTATGTTATTAACTTTTTGTGTAAATCAGTTCATAATACTCTGAATTTGATTCGTTGTTTATGATACTGCTACAGAAAGCAAATTTGTTGTACAAGTATTGGTAGTGTTCGAGTTCTTCTTCTTCAAAATTTATTCTTTCATAGCATTCGTCTATCTCCTTGCTGATTCTACCGTACAAATTGACATTTGCTTTGGATATACGGACTTCCAACTTGGCTATATCTTCTTTATTTTTAGCAATAGCATTTTTGTAATTATCAATCTCTTCTTGGTAGAAATAAAGAATCTCATCAAGCAGGCCTTTGGTTAGTATACTCGGAGAAGGACTCCATGGAAGTATCGTCAACTCTCGGCTTGGAGTAGTGCTAAGATAAAACAATTTACATCCCAAAGACTTGGTGACTTGTTTGTTATATTCATCAATCTCTCGATTAACTTTCATTAAATCTTCCTTAGATAACTTTTGATATTCCTCATACGAAGGATGCTCTTTGTACTTCAACAAAGGTATCTCCTTGCATCTTAAATAAATGGTAGTATATTCACTCATTGTTAATCTTCCTTATCATTTATTCTTATTAAATTGTCCCACTTGATTTTCAATTATTCTCTTCACTTGTTGAAATGAAACAGGGGTAAAGTTGTTGTTATCTACTCCCACATCATATTGCGTTGGATAGAGATACTGAAGCCGGGCAGCATCTATTCCGGTGTTGTTCTTTCTTGTGTGAACGTGTCCGAATAGTTGCCACACATCTTTATATCCTCCATCAAAGCATAGAAAGGGATAATGATTCAAATATATCCTCTGTTTGCCAATTTCTATGTGCATCTGCATTGCCACATGTTCAAATCTGTCAATGTAGCCTTGGCGTATATTCTTCAAATCGTGATTACCCATAATCAGATATATCTTTCCGTTCAACCTGTCAAGGATTTTAGTCCATTCGGCTGAACCGCCAAGACAGAAATCTCCCAGATGAAACACGATATCATCCTGCCCGACTGTATTATTCCAATTGGAGATTATAGTCTCATTCATCACTTCCACATCCTTAAACGGTCTGTTGCAGAAACGAATGATATTCCCATGATAAAAATGGGTATCGGATGTAAAGAACACCTTACTGCCATCAAATTTATAGTTCATTTCTTTGCAATTTGTGTGCATCACTGCACGTTAATAATCCGGTTACCAACAGCCCATCAGACGGAAATGGCAGAAGAGCATCACAAAGGCGACTGTCACAAATGGGCATACAAACTGAATAGTTGGAAAGTTTGGTAAGGACTCTCCAACTATTCAGTTTCTTTTCTCTCATAGTACAATAATGTACTCGTTATGTTCGCTGGAAAGTATTTGCTCTACGAGGTTCAATGCATGAAACATGAACACTCGACACGGATTCAGTGCGTTTGTTGCTCTGAATTGTGGTTGTTATTGAAAATATGTTCATTCTGTTTCTTTGCATTGTTAATGTTTTATTGTCTTAAAAGCAATGCAAAATTAGCAAATAAATTCCATTCTCACATCACTTTTCATTAAATTCTTTTGCCAAAACACTATGATATAGGATTTTATTTTTCAATCATGCTCGCAAACCAAATAAAATATGTAGCTTTGCATTTGACGCAATTTATAATTGAATATAATATGGCGAATTTGAACTGTATAAAGGCTGTATTAGCTGAGAAAGGCATTATGAGTAAGTGGCTTGCTAAAACTTTGCAGAAAGATCCGGCAACGGTGTCAAAGTGGTGCAACAATCATTCGCAACCTGATTTATACACATTGGCGCGGATAGCAGAAGTGCTGGATGTGGATATTCACAGATTGATTTGCCATACAAAAGAAAAATAGAGGATATGAAATATACAATAGAAGAAATACGGCAGATGCAGGAAGGTCAGACTTTTGACTGTAAAAGTATCCTAATTGAGCCTAAACACCTTGCCACTATCATAGTCGCTATGGCGAATGCAGATGGTGGAATGATTGCTGTGGGTATATCCGATAAGACTCGCAGAATAGAGGGTGTTAACCAGGACAAGGAACATCTCAATGATATATTGCGGACACCTTTGGACTTTTGTGTTCCATCAGTTTCTGTCACTACGGATTATGTGCCTTGTACGGATGCTGAGGGACGTGATAACCGTGTATTGTTGATGCACATCCCTGCAAGTCCGCGACTTCATGCGAATCAAGCCGATGAAGTGTTTTGGCGTGTAGGAGACAAATCACGCAAACTGACTTTTGATGAGCGTTTGCAACTTATGTACGACAAAGGAGAACGCTATTACGAGGATTCCACAGCATACGATGCCACGCTTGATGATATAGATATGGATGCAGTCAAAGCCTACATGAAACGGATTGGCTATGGCAAGTCTGCAATGGAATATCTGCAAGAGAACAAAGGTTTTGTGACCTATAAAGGTGATGTGCCGCAAGTCAGTGCAGCTTGTATATTGCTTTTTGGCAAGCATCCTCAGACATTCTTTCCTCGTGCAAGAGTGCGTTTTATCAAATATTTCGGCACAGAGGAAAAGGTGGGACGTGAAATGAATGTCATCAAAGATGTTACTTTCGATGGTCGTATTCTTGAACAGATCCAGAAAACTGTCGAATATCTTGAAACGCAGGTCAAGGAGCATTCCTATCTCGGAGAGGACGGCATCTTCAAAACCGACCGCGAATACCCCAAGTTTGTAATACAAGAGATGGTGGTGAACTCCGTTTGCCATCGCGATTACAGTATTAAGGGCACGGAAATTCAGATAAAGATGTTCGACGACCGTCTTGTGTTCGAAACACCAGGCAAGTTGCCGGGCATTGTTCGCACTGACAATATTCGTCATACCCATTTCTCTCGCAATCCGAAAATTGCGGAATTCCTCAAAGCATATGACTATGTAAAAGAGTTCGGAGAGGGAGTTGACCGTATGTGCCGTGAGTTGTCGGCATTAGGTGTCAAAGAGCCGCAATACAACTTGGTTGCCTTCATCATGAAAGCGACTGTATGCGCCAATGTTTTGGAGGAATGGCAAGAAACTACCAAGTCCGACCAGAAGCGACCAGAAAGCGACCAGAAAAGCGACCAGATGAGAATTATACTTGAATTGATAAAGTCGAATCCTAGTATAAGCAGAACTGAAATATCTGAAAAGACAGGGCTTCATGATAGTAGTGTAAAACGTCGCTTAAAAACACTTGTGGATGAAGGATTGATTCAACGTGTTGGTCCAGATAAAGGTGGGCAATGGAAAGTGATAGGTTCTCTTTAAGGAAATAGAGGATAGAAATAAATTAACTGAAATATCAAGTTTAATTTTTATTTATGCCTATATGAGTAATTTGGATTCATTAGTACTTGAGCCTATTGAGCAACCTTTATCAAACACCCCAAATATGTTAAGTAATGAAGATAGGGTTCTTTGTAATATGACTCCATTACAAAGACTTTATAGTATTGATGAAGATACATATGAAGAACTGGTATGCGTATGGGCATATTCCTGTTTGGGCAATAAAGGATATACTGAAGTATACCGAGTCGGTCAGGCTGGGGATAAAGGGCGTGATGTTTTGGCATATTATGATAGGGTAAAAGGCGCATTTGACTTATATCAATGTAAACAATATAAATCAGCACTAACCTATAGTGACCTGTGTGGAGAAATGGGCAAATTATTGATATATACTTTTAATAACACCTATCCGATACCACAGAATTATTATATTCTTTGTCCCAAAGATGTTAGTCAGTCTTTCGTTGATTTGCTTAGCAATAATGGAAAAAATCTTAAAATTAAGCTGAAAAACGACTGGGAAACTGTGATAAATAAAAAAGTTGGTACTAACTGGGTAGCATTAAATGAGGAATTATCTACTTATATTGATGAATTTAATTTTAATATTATAAAGAAAATAGAGCCGATAAAGTTTATTGATGAGATACGTCAAAGTCCTTATTATTTCTATTATTTTGGAGGTGGATTTAATATGATTAAACGTACTCCTCTTCAAGTACCACATTCTCCAATAAACACAGAACGTAATTATATTCAGAATCTTAATGATGCCTATTCCGAACATGCGGGTCATATTATAAATGTTATAGATGATGATAATGCAGTTGTAAGTAAATATCGAAAACATTTGGATAGAGCTAGAATATCGTTTTATGAATCGGAAGAAGTAAAGATTGCAAGTAGAAAATCCACTGCTCCAGATTCTGATGAATTTAATGATTTAGTAACATCTATAGAACGATATATTGGCAATGAACTGGATGATGATTATCCTGATGGTTTTACAAAAGTAAAATCAGTTGAAAAAAAGGCAGGAACTTATAATATGCCGACATCAATGCTGATTTCTCATTTAGTAGATAGTAATGTATGTGTTGGTGTGTGTCATCAACTTTCAAATGAAAATAGAATAAAATGGACTGTAAACGAATAAAGATACTTGATGGCGTCTTGGATGTCTCTTTGAGGGTGTTATTTATATTGTCGGTATATAATAAATCGATGGAAAAAGAACGTATTGTTGTATACGACTATGTGTCATGTAATAATGATTGGAAGAATCATCAGTTTACGTATGTTGGACTTCAAAAAACAATCAATGATTCTTTGCATCTGCTGTTGGCTAAACAATTAATAGTTTGCAAAATAAATCAAAATGAAAATATGTATTTGCTGAGTAATATAGGAAATGCTTTGGTTACAGAGTTGGCAACAGAAGTATATGCAGTAAAACTATATAAAGCAATACACCAAACTGATATCATCTTGCATGATATTGCGAAAGAGCAATTGCTGTCATATATTAATAGCCAAATTTGAGATTCATGATGAATAACAATGGATTATATATAAAAGAGTTTGAGGCTCGTGGGGAAAATGTATCAACATCGAAGTTGACTTTTCAGAAAGGGTGTAATGTTGTTCTAGGAAAATCAGACACAGGAAAAACGACATTATATTCAATAATTGAGTTTGTATTAGGTAAAGGAAGTATAGATTTGACCTTACCTCCAGAGGGGGATGGTTATACAGATTTCTTACTTGAAATTCATACTTACGATGAAAGAGTATATACATTGAGGAGAAGCATAAATTCAATGTCTGTATATGTTTCTCCATGTTTGTTAAGTGAATATGATGGACAGCACAAAGAAACTGAATATAGTTGTCAAGGTTCTTCAAATATTAGTTTGTCTGATTTTTTGTTGTCAATTTCTAATGTCCCAACCATATATTCTAAATCTTCGGAGAGAAAGAATCCGACGAAAATATCATATCCAGCTATTCGTCACTTATGTATGATAGATGAAACAAGAGTTGCAGCAAAAGACAAATCTCCATTAGTCTATAACTCTGTTCCGAATCAGCAATGGGTTGAGAAAAACCTTATTGCATATTTGATGACAGGCGTTGATGATAGTGAATTTAGACCAAATGAAGATCCTAAAGATAAAAAATCTCGCATAAATGGGAAAATTGAGTATTTGACTCAAACTCTTAAAGAGGCAGAATTAAAATTGGAATCTTTGGGCGATGTTGGATATATTTCATTAACTGATGATAGCTTTATTGATGTTTATAGAAAGAAATTGTCAGAGGTTGCTTCGGAGGAGGAAGCTTTGTATAATAAGCGAGAACAAATTTTAGAAGAGGTTAGGATATATGAGACGGAAAAAAAGAAGTTACTTCATCTTATATCAAGGCTGAATAATTTAAAATCTGATTACGAAGATGAAATGAGTCGGTTGCAATTTATTAATGCTGGAAATTCTTTGGTGTCTCAGCTGAAGGATGTAGATTGTCCATTATGCGGTTCAACAATAGCGCATCACATGATTGCCAATATTTCATCATCAGAATATGCTGAAGCAATACGAAATGAATACAATGAAATATATTTTAAGCATCAAGATCTGAAAGGACTATTCAACTTTAATATCAACTCCCTGTTTATCAGGTGTTAATTGGTGGCAGTGTGCTATTCCTAACATACAGCCGTACATGAGCCGGTTAATGTTAGAATTTGTTTCGAGTACAAAGATATACAGAGTTGTTCAATATAAGACGTTAATTGTCAGATTTTTGTGTCTGTTTTCACTCTCCGACAAAAGTGAAAGGAGTATCGAACTCATTACGAGATACATGGACGATAAAAGCCCCCGAAAAAACGTTGTTTTCGAGGGCTTTTGATGTTTTATAGACCGGTTCATTTTTGAAAGGAACCGGTTGTTTGGGGTCAGTCAGCGTATCGTCGATTGACGGGTTTGACGTGTATCTCGATACGTTTGTCGTCCAAGATTCGGCGGACAGCTTTCCATAGGGGAAGTTTTTCTACTCCGGCCAGTTTCATGGCCTCAACTATCATTGTGTTTTCAACTAATTGGAGGTAGTCTTCTTCCCGAATCTCGACGTATTTGTGGAGGTCTTTTTTAAGTCTTGCCATAAGTCGCGGGGTGTTGAATTGTTATTTCTCGCCGAAATCAGCGGGCGTCTCGCCCCACAGGGAATTGTTCCAATGGAGCACTTCGATTTTGTCGATTTCGGAGGCCATCGCTTTGAGAAAGATTTCCGCTTTTTTGAGTGCGGCGTTTCTTTTGCGCGAGGCTGTTCGTTTCTCGTTAAACCACGTCAGGGCGGTAAGACTATCGGTGTAGATGATTGCCGGACTGAAACGATGTTCGATGATGTATTTTGCGGCTTCGACAACGCCTAAAAATTCACCGATATTGATGGTCTGGTTTCCGATATTCTGTTCAAAGAGGAGTTCGCCGGTGGCCAAATTAACGGCTCTGTACCGGGTAACTCCTCTTTTCATAGAATGTGCCCCGTCGGTGGCTATTCCACGTTTCGGGCGCATTACAAACCGGGAATGGTCGGTGTGCTGAATCCGTCGTCGGCCATTCTCCGCAGAAGTCTTGCGGCAGCGGATTTGAAGCTGTTGATTACGCCCTCCAAGTTTTCGATGTCGGTGCGGCGTTGTAACAGGGAGACAACTCCCGATACTGTCTTGCTGGAGTATGAATTACCTCCCAGCGGATCGAAGTAAACGGTTTTGTTTCCGAAGTTGACAGTTACCCGGTAAGTTCCACCCGGTATCACCAGTGTGTCAATCGTGGCCTTGAAAAGAAGCGGTGTAGCCGCTACTACGACAAAACCGTTGCGTGAGTGCATTGCTTTGAGTTCGACCGAATACAATATGTTCGGCTGGACTTTGCCTTTCAGGTCTTCAGACAATACACAAATTTTCTTCTTGTAAGGTGAATCCTCACGTACTCCTCGCAGTTGCTTTGTCTTCGAGTGGCGCGACACGAATCCGATGATCTCGCCGGTTCTTTCCGAGGTCGCAAATTTTAATTGCGTTCGCTCTGATATCATACTCTGCTTTCATATTTTTCCAATCTGGTTTTACGCTCAATTAACAAAATGTAAATCAGTCATTATTATTAAAAATTATAACGCAAATTTATATTTTCGTTTTGGAGTAAACAAATAAATTTACTACTATTTTCAGACCGATAAACCGGCTATTTACAGAGAGAAACAGAGTTTGTTACCATAGTCTTTCGTCTTCGGAAAAATGGCTGAAACGTTCGTCGGCAGTGGAGGTTGAGTGGTTGCCGTGACATTTCCAGTACCGATAGACTCTTTCGCCTTTTTCTATACGGAAATAAATATCGTCGGCGTTGATGTACTGCACTCCTTGTTCGGTGGCCGGATTGATCCATGAAGCGGAATTTGCTATCCGTGGGTTCTTTCCGACATACAATTTCTGTTTCTCAGTGCCGAAAATGAAGATGTTCTGCATCCGCACGTCATCGTCCACATCGAACCGGCGGGCGTATGCGGCAAAGTCGTAGATGTCGGTTTGGAGCAGGCTCCCGCCGAAGTAGAATGCTGCACTGTCTTGGAGTTTGCAGAATGCCAGATTCAACGGTCGGCGTAGTCGGATTTCGTTCAACCGTTCTGTTGTAACGGCATTGTTGGTGACGTAAACTACACGGAATCCGTTTCGGGTGGTGTCGCATACTTCGAGATGCCGGACAACCTCCTGCGAGCGGTTGATGCTGTCATCAATCGGGTCTCGTGAGCGGACGCAGTCTTTGAGCAGGCCGATACAGATAATAAGTATCAGGAGACCCCACGGAAGAAGCCGGAAGCCTATCCGCCACCGGATTTCCCGTTCCGTCTGTCGTTTCAATTCTTCTTCTGTCATGGTATCATTGAATTAAAGGTGTTTCGGAAGGATTAACAATCCCCGTTTGTTGAGTTCCTCACGGAGCATTTTCACTAACTGCTCCAAATTCTTCACTTCCTGTCTTTCGCCGGCCTTACGATGAAATAGCGGGGCGAAATAGAGTTTGTGGTCGTCCTTGGTCGGATACGAGAGACCGCCGAGACAAACTTTCGGGGTACGTATCTGGAACAGTCCGTTGACCAGTTTGCATTGCTTGGAGGACGGCACTGAGATTTCGTATTCGGGAAGAGCTTCGGCCACCATTTTCAGAATGGGCCGGATGACTTCATCCGCATAATTCGGTACCGTAATGTTCAATTTCGGCACGGGTTGCCGTTCGGCTTCGGCACGTTCGATGATGTCGAGCTGTCCGGAGGCTTTTGCCGCGCGCTGAAAGTAGCTGTTTAACAGTTCTTCTATTGTCATAACGTTGCTTTTAATGGTTCATGTAAATAAAGAATAATGGTCCGGACGAAGGAACCGGTGCAAGCCGCTTTGTTATTTTTATGCGGCAGCTTCGTCGATGTGCTGCTGCGCCTCCTCGATGGAAGAGATAGCTTCGTCAATAGTATCGATGGCATCGGTCATGCGGGAGCCTTTGTCTGATGACTGGAGGCTTTCGGGCATGTTGTCGTAGGCATCCTGTTCTTCGTCCTTGATGTCGTTTAAGGATGAGATGATTTCGTCCAGTGAATCTCTCACATCTTCGAGTTGTTTTCGTCTGTCTTTGTTCATGATTGATTGGTTTTATTGATATGATATTGAATGAAATTTTGCTGCATTGTAAATCATTCATATCTTTGCATTTAAGTATTAAAGTATGTTTATGTCTAATTTTGAAATAATTATCAATTGTATTACAGCCCTCGGTGCTTTGGCAACCGCAGGAACCTTTATTTATGTGATTAGAAGTCAAAAAGGGACTCAAAAACAGATTGACAGTCTATCCCAAATGGCAGCTACATTTACGCGCCAATATGAAATGGCACGTATTCAGGCCGGGAACACCATATATCCCAAAATCCAAATTACATTGAAACATGATGTGATGTGGGGTATGAAGATATTGGTCAAGAATTTGTCTTATCCCATTGAGATTTACCGTATAATTGTACATACAGACCAGCATCATTCCGATATAACCATAAAGCCTAAAGGGGATTATATCGCTATAAGGCAAGGTGAAACCAAACCTATATTACCTGGCGAAATGGTGCGACATCCTTTGTACTTATATTCAGCATCTCTCCGCCTCTTTTTGGTAACTCCTTTCGATGAGGCGTATGAAGTAAGATATGCGGTTAGCAATGAGCAGGAATCCTATCAATCTGAGGCTATTCCCATTTTGTTCCGTAAAGAAGACCATGAAAACGATACGGAATCCACTATCTCAGCCAAAGAATACAGTATTCACGGAAATATCCCCGGAACAGTAGATGATAACTTTCCGGAAATCTCTCGGGATACTGAATGTATTTAGTTCTTTCATAAGGCAATCAGGGCGGACAATACCCTGATGCCGAGGCGAAACAGACAATGTTTCCAGTCTTGTTGGAGAATATGGTTACGCTTTCTCCGATTTGCTCGCGTGCGGCTTTCTTCGCGTCCCGCAAGCGGACGAAAGAGAGCCGGTTTCCGTACCATTTGTCACAGAACCAATAGTTCGTGGTTGTGAGCTTTGAGGCTGTGATACGAGGATCGGTGTCTGCTCGGGAAGCAAGCAATTTTTCCGCCGCCTGCCGAAGGAAGTCCGGCCAGTCATTGTACGGCATTTTCGACCGCCAGAAATAGTCGTTGAGTATCAAAGGCTGGATGCTGGCCTCTGTTCCGGTGTGGTAGCCTAACAGGCCTGCATAGATGGTTTGGGTAGTACCGTCGGATAAGGCGGAGAAACAGACTCCGCCTTGACGACCGGTCGGCTCGAATTTGCCCCATGCTGATTTTACTTGACGCACCACGATTTTCGGGATGCCGTCTTTGTCTACTCCGTCGCGCAACAATACAGAAGCGGGATGACGGAGTTTCTTCGCTAATGATTTCGATATGAACATGGTATTTTCTATGTTAATCGGTTATTTGTATGAATCGGACATAATCTTCGGTATCGTTAAAGCATTCATCGTTGATGCGCTCTGCCAATTCGTCCAGCGTCAGGCGTTCGACCTCGTATTCGGTTTCGTCTTCTTCGTCAATGGCACTGCGGGAAGGACCGTTTCGCCAGGCGTCGAGCAGTTCTGCATCCGAAACACTGCGGTTCAGATGATTGCAACTCCAAACGAAAGCATAGAACCGTTCTTTGTTGGAAAGGGAGCTAATGTCGTCCACCGTTGCCGAACGAAGAAAATTACTGTCAAATTCCAGCACATCGTCTTCGTGGATGTCCTGTACGCCGATGTGCCATGAACTGTTCGCGCTATTCTGCCGCATGTATTTTACCTGAAGCAGCATATTTCTCCGATAGTCAGCCGGAATATCTCCGAATATTCTGCGGATTTCTGCGATGGCATCGTCGGTCAGGCGAACAAAATCACCGCCTCGGAAAGGAGGACGAGAGTACTCTTTAGAAGATAGGTTTTGTTCTGCACAAAGTTCCTTGTACCAATTCCAGATAGTTATAAGCCAATCTACGTTGATTTCACGAAGCTCGCGGTCTGTTTCCTGAACATCCGTATTCGGGCGCTGGAGCGTACAAGTACCGTCCGCGTGATAGTCGAGCAGGTTGTACCTGACATAGCAGGGATAGCCGTCTTCACCTTCTTCTTCCACAAACACGATGTGAGGCAACCACCCGTCGGGGCGTTCGGATATGTGGCAGAGAGAATCTATGATATTCTGCGATAAGTTCCGTTCTTGTTCTTGCGGTGTCATAATTTATTGTGATATGTAAGTAGTCGGAAAATCAATATCCTCTTCGTCGAAGTCGGTTTGATTTTCCTTGTTGTACTCTTCGATTACGGATGCAGGGATATACGCTTCTCCATCGATGTCGAAACTGCGCCGTTTAAGTAGTCGGTTCAAGGTTGTACTATCTCCCTGGATGATGTTCTCGATATCATCCTTGTTTCCATGTACGGTCACGCCTAAGCGCATCCAGATCGTTACTTCCGGTTGGGGCTCTTCGTCCGCATTTGGGAGGATATGGTAATCATCCCATAGGTGGGCGTCCGATACGCCTTGCACGTAAGCGTCGTATTCCGCCTTGGTAGAAAATTCTATATTCTTGACTACACCACCGTTGTCCATCAGCCATTCGGAAGACGGAAGTTGGCTGGTCTCATTGTAGTATCTGGTGGCATCGCCGCCAAATATGATAGTTGCTTTTATCATTGTTCGGGATGTTTGGAAAGATAATCTTGGATGGATGTGTAGCGGTCCGGTATGGCGGTATTTTCATTGAATCCGTTCAGGCAATGCAGCAGTGCCTTTTCCATGCTGACGTACCGACGTGAGAAAGATTGGATATTGTCCAAGCAATAAGCCTCTATGGCATATTTGAACGGGGCAACTCGCGGTCCGTCTTCTTTGCGAAGTTCCACATACCATCTGCAATCAAGTTGCAGACGGAAGCCGTCCGACTCTCCGTTTTTCATCAGGCGTTCTTCGTCCAGAAGCCTGCGAACGAGAGTGGCATCAAGCAGACCGTCATACTCTCTGTAACATTTAATTCGGGCAGTGTAAGCGGCAGCATATTGCCGGATGTCGTCTTCGGTAAGACGATATTCTTTCGGATAAAAGTCCAGCACTTCTTTTGTCGTGACGGGAATGATTCGTCCGTCTATTTCGATTTCGTAAGTCTTATTTTCCATTATATGTTTTTGTTAGTGAATTTGGGTCGTGCTCGCTGAACAACACGCAGATCGGTATAACCGATGGCTTTCAGTTCATTGAGCAAATCTTTGTATTCGTCCTCTTGCGCAAGAGACGTGTCGGCAATGACACCGGCATAGTCTGCGGCCCCATGCTGTTCGATGTGCATGTAGGATGTTACAGTGCCGTCATGTGGGTCCACATCATCCGGAAAGAGTGCGATGATGTCGCCGTTCTTCCATTTTCTAAAAACCACTTTCGTCATTGCGGCTGCATATTTCTGAGTTCACAATGAAGTCGCCCACGGTTTTCGTGTCTCGGCAGAGCTGGTCGAGGATGTCGTCGATATCCTCCTCGGACACCTCGCCACCGTTTCGATTCTCGATGTCGTAGCGAACCGTGGCGTAAACCGTCTTGACTTCGGTTACCCGAGATTCGTTGCCGTTCCTGGCGATGCCATCGGGAGAAGTGATGTCGAATTTCATCAGTTGGGCAAGGCGGTTGTATTCTTCGTCGTAGAACCGGTTGTATTCGTCCTGATACTCTTCCTTGTAACAGGTTCCGCTGTCAGGATCGTCAGGGTCCTCCGGTTCGACATAGGCATCGAAAGGCAGTTTGTGTTTGTCAACTAATCGGGCAATAGCCAAGTCGCTGGCAATTTCCATGATAGACGAATTGATTTCGTCTTTGTTTTCTTTGTAATACTGGTGTAAGTTCATAATCGTCAGAGTTTAATAAAATATTCTTCTGTTAATGATCGTTTGAGTTTCCGGTTTCCCTGTGCGATGCAGGCGATAAGTTTCTGAATGCGTTTGTTTGCCAGTTCGACTACCTTTTGCGGTGTCGGCTGGGGCATTGCGAATTTCCGGCAGGTCTCGGAGCAGTATTTCTGCCGGGCACGAAGCGGTTTTCCGCAGGCCGGACAACGGCGTTTGCCATCCGTTTCGAGAATCCTCAACACACCGGCATGGAGACCTTGCCACCATTCCAGACGGTCTATTTCGTAATCCTGAAGGGTTACGTTGTTGGAGAAGTCACGGGCCTCCACTTCGACCGAGATTTCGGAGTTCTCCACGATGACTTTGATGGCCGGGTCGTCGTAAGGAGTTCCGTCGTTATCGAACCAAATAATGAAGGTCGGATCCTCCTGTTCTGCATAATCGCCCAACGAGAGTTCCGTCAGACCATTGTTTTTCATAATGGCCACAATGGCGGCCATGATATTGCTGATGTTGTCCATAAACGGGTTTTATTAAGATTAGCTAATATGTTGGAGAGGCGGGCGTTGCCCGTCCATTGATTTTTCAAAAAAAAAGTGGAGCTGCCGGGACTCACGTCAGGACAGCTCCGGTTATCATTATGGCGAATGATGTATCAATAATTGAGTTGAATGGTTCCGTAAACTCCGGCAATCTCTTCCTGCCGGATTCCCAGATAGACCATTGTCACTTGCGGTGACGAGTGTTTCAAAATCATCGACAGCAGTATGAGCGCTTCGGTGGTACGTCCCATCGATTCGTAAACGTAGCGGCCGAAAGTCTTGCGGAAGGTATGGCTGGAGAATCGCTTGATTGGCAGCCGGTATTTTACCCGCAGGTATTTGAGGGTGTCGTTGATGTATTGGGTGGTATAGGGTTTCTTCGTTTTTGGGTTGCAGATGACCGGCAACCGTTTGTCCGGTGAACCGAGCAGTTTATATAGCGACGTGATTCGCCGCTGTACGTTTTCGTTGAACGGAATCTGGCGCGTCTTGCCGGTTTTCTGTTCGATTTTGTAAAGTGCATCTCTATCGAGCACGTCTTTCCATGTCATTGACAGGACATCGGACACACGGCAGGCCGTACAGAAAGAGATGCAGCAGTAAAGTTCCCAAAGATAATTGCCGTCTTCATGAAGGCTGGAGAGCAGGCGGAGGAAATCCTTGAATTCCAAAGGTTCGGCGGTAGTGATTTGACCTTTGACTGACATAGGCATATAGAATTTATGTTAATAATGCGACATCACATGCCTGTTTGGGGTGTCGGGGATTCCTGAAAGAGGGACATGACTTTCGCCCACGTTTCCCGCATCCGGAAATAGTCGTCGTAGCCTTTCTGGTTGATGAAGAAGACGTAAGGCGGAATGTCGGCCTGCTTGAAAAGGTTGTACTCTTTTTCGTCGAGTTTGCGAACCGTGGGAAGTCCCGTTCTGCATAGGGCTTCGTTGACAATCCAGGCTCCCCGGAAGTTATCCATCCGGAGTGAGTCGATGCAGACCACCTCGCCCACACAGCCATTTATCAGAAAGTTGCACACGCACATCAGGCAGCAGGTGTAGTCGATGTCCCATGCGACCAGATAGCTTTGCGGTCGGTCGGCCTTGGCCGCCAACAGCGTCCGGCCACTGCCTGCCGTAGGGTCGCACACCGATAGGATTTTGGCATCCGATTCTTGCTTGCCCATTGTTATTTTCGACATCAGGTCGGTAATGTGCGCAGGCGTGAAGAACTGGCCTTTCTGTTGCTGGCCGCTCTGGGAAGTCAGAGCCATGAACAGGTCACCGAAAGCATCGTACCAGCCGTGCCGTTTGATTTGCTGTGACATGATTTGAATCCATGTGGCGAACATGTCGTAGAATACTTTGGTCTGTTCTTTATTATACCTCCAATCGGAGAGCGGAGGCGTGTCAGGGAGCGAGAACCCGTGTACGATGTAGCGCAACAGGTCCTGAAAGACGGTCTTCACGTCCAGTCCGTTCCGATACGTGAAGTCGTTGATTTGTTTTTCCAGTTCCCGGACTTCTGCCGGGGCGTTGTATCCTTTTGCCATAATCTTAATCTTCACATTCTGCCAGAAGGCGTTTTACATTGCGGATTTTCTCGTCGATGCTGTCCAGCTTTGCGAACGAAGGGGTACATTTGGTGCGGCGCATTCCGGCACCCCAACCGATGTTGTTGGCGACCCGTGTGAGTCGGGCGTTCTCTTTGCTGCGGCTTTCTTCAAGACGCTCCAGCCGTTTTTGGAGAGTTGCTTTCTTGTATTTCATGTCTGAAAAATTAAAAAGGCGAAGAACTTTCGCTCTCCGCCTCGGGTGAATAAATTGTGTTTACTAAGTCGTTTCATCGGGTATTTCATTGCCCGTAAAGGGATGATATAACGGTGTGTTGCCGACAGCTTCGGCGTCAATGGCAAAGCTGCCGAGTTCCACATCATAGAAGAGTTCCAGTTTCATCGGTTCGGTGGAGGCAATTTGTTCGGCCTCTGATTGCGACAAACCGGAAATCATCAGGCTTTTTACCCTTTCTCGGAAAGTTTTCGGGTTGGTTTGGGGTGTCGTCCAAACCTCAACGATTTCCTCTTCGTCATCGGTAATGGCGACAGAGTGGTCGAGAGTATGCAATTCTTTCATCATTTTGGTTCCTCCTACTCTTCGTCCCAATAGTTTTTCTTGTACAGCTCCCGCTGCTGGTCGAAAGACAAGGAGTTCCACCAGGCGTCGAGGTCCTCGGCATCGCCGGACAGCCGTTTGTTTTCTTCCAGATCAAGGTGTTTCCACCATTGGTACATTCGTTCTTTGTACTCTTTCATTGAGACGAAATAGTGAGCCTCTTCACACGAGTCACACCAAAAATCGTCATCGGAATCATCAATGTCCGAGATGTATTCATTCGTATTGCCATCGACCCATGCCCGTACCTGAATATCACGGGAGCCGCAACATTCGCATACATTGATTTGACTTTCATCTTCCTCCTCCCTTTCGGTAACGAACCTTTGTCCGTCATAGAGTTCGCACGCCCGTTCCACGATTTTGTCACGGGCGTTGTTGCCCAGTTCAGCATAGAAGCGTTCGGCGGCACCTGACAACGTGGCACTGCTCAGACCGCACCATTTTGCCCAGAAATGCCCGGCCATGCCACCGAATACGGTTTTGCATTCCGCTTTGCTCCAGCGGTTCCACATGTAGTAGAAGAAGCTGGAGACGATGTTTTCATTTGTTCGTTTCATATTTTCAGATGTTTTAGAACCAAGAGATGAGAACCCAATCATTGCTCGGATCGCTTTCTTTGATCAGGAGGTCGAGCATATTTATAAAGTCTTCTTTGCTTGTTCGTGCTCGGTTCAACTCCTCGTGAAATTCCTCGGCATGTGCCTGATATGTTTCATTTTCCTCACCAATGATCGTTCGCAAGCGTTCCAATTCAATGCGTTGAACTTCGTAATCGTCATCGAACTCGTCTTCTGCCGAATTGGCGATATCGAACATTGATAGGATGTTGTAAAATGCTTCTTGTCCGTCACCGCCGAACATTCCGTGGTTGCAATTCATGTATTCGATGCGGTAGATTTTTCCGGTGTGTAAACTTCTGCTCATATTGTATAGATTTTTATTGTCGGTCAAAAAATGAAATCGACGATGACACGCTTGTCGCCGGAGAGTAACAGCTCGTGATTTACATCATCGTATTTGTAGGTAATGTATTTCTTCACTTCACGGATATATTCTCCACGTACCCAGACCGGAGCGGTTTCGCGGTCTGAGAGGCGGAAGAGCTCTCCTTTTTTGAGTTGGCGGATTGTTTTCTGTTCCATCGGCTGCAATGCCCAGTTTCATTGCGGCATTCCGCATTTCTTCGTATCTGATGCGATGACAACCGGCCGTCAGAATGTCGTTCTTGTATGAATTGATACTCCAATTATGGTTGTTGGCATCATGGACAAGGTCATGTCGGAAGTCGGCTTCGTTTTTGTGGAACAGTTCAACCAGTTTCCAAAGGCGGACAGCTTCCTTGGCTTTGACCTGAATGCCCATTGAGGTCTCGATGCACCCGTTGTGTACCCGGAGCAACGCATTGAAGTCAAGGCCGTAAGGAACGGTGAACCATCTATTTGAAATTTCGCCCGAATACCATAGCTCTTTTTTCTCCTCAAAAGACATGTTGGCTATACGGTGCCGCTCCTCTTCCTCACGCAACCATCTCTCACGACGTTCGGCATACCGCTGCTCCCGTAGTTCTTCATTTCGACGATTGATTGCGTCCTGCCGTTCTTTACGTTCGGCAAAATGCTCCCACAGCAGCGGGTCGTCGGTACGGTCAATAAAGAGTTGAGAGAGCCGGGTTTTGTATTCTGCGGCTGATGTGGTTTGAAGCAGACCGCGTGCAAGAATATCGAGGAACAACTCCTGATATTCGGACTTGTTTTCTCTCGGTAGTTCACTGGAATAACGAGGTCGTTCGCCTGTTACGGTCCAGAATTTCGTAATGTCTTTTTTTGCGGTACTGCTCAATTTGGCCAGTACCGGCATGAGCCAGCGACCGGTTGCGGACTTTTGCCGTTTGTCAAGTCCCCAGAATTCAATCCAGCGACCGATGTTGAGCAGGCATTCTTTGACATGTTCCGTATAATTCTGAGTGCGGGATTTCTGCTGTGCATTGATGTAATCACTGATTTTTTCTACTTGATCGACAATGTAATATGCCGATTCGTAATAGCTGTATTCCGACAGCCTGTCGTTGTGTAGGGAAACCGACCGGGGCGTGTAGAAAATCAGTTCTCCGTAGGGAATCGCTTTCCGCACCATGCCCATGTGTTTGCAGGTGGTGTTGGAATAGGTCCGGGTTGTTACCAGATAGGCTTTTTGCCCTTGTTGATTTGCTTCTACCGAGGCACATCGGAAATGTGACCCATAGGAATAAATATCTTTGCCCTCGAAGTAGAAGTTGCGCCCATTCCGTGCGCTATCCTGACTTTGATGTGCCCATAGATGGGCGACCATCGGGGCATCTACGACGTATCTCATGATGTTTCTGTTTTATCTGTTGAAGAATAGTTGAAAATGAAAAAGAGAAGGCGATAACCTTCTCTCTCGTGTTAATTTTTATAGTCGTTCGAGAACCTTCCGGAGGAATTTTTTGCTCAGTACCTGTTTGCAGACTGTGACACCGGACCACCCGTTACCGGAGTTCTTGTCGAGCAGTTCCCTTATGAATGTCAGCCAATCTTTGACCGGTTTTTTGTTCAGTACGGCCAACAGGCGTTCCGCTTGAATCGTCCAGTCGTGAAATTCCGGAGACCAAGGGGCGTTTATCAGTTCGGACATGGGAATCGTGAACATGTTTTTCCCGATTGGCCTGACAGCCGGATTTTGCCCTACGCTGCGCACGGTATCGGCAATGGCCTGTTCAATACGTTCTTTCTCCCGTTTATACTGTTCTTCCAAACGGTCGAGTGCGTTGATTTGGTCTGCTAAAATACCCATCCGATAAAAGGTCTTTTTATGCCGAATTCCTCGCTGGCCTCATCGCTTCCGCAGTCACATTTGCCGACGGGCTGCCCTGAGCCGCATTTGCAGAGATCGATGCCCCAATGGTTGACGCAATGATTGCAATTACAGAAGACCTGCGGCAAACGTTCTCCCGTAAATCCTATACGGTTGAAAACCTCGCGGCTCATACTGTTACTTGCGCCGTTCTCGAATGTTACGGTCATCGCTCCGCATACGCATTCCTGAATGTATTGTACCTGTATCATGTCACGCGGATTTGAGTTGGAATTCGATGCCGGAAGGCAGTTTGGAATAGTCCACTTTTTTCAGGAAGCGGTCAAATTGTTCCTGGGTAACGATGTCGTTCTTGGAAGCATAGTCCCGCCAGTTGAATACGCCCGTGTTTCGATGGTCGTAGTAGATGAAGTTGTCGAGTGGCATTCCACAGCGAAGCACGTGGAGTTTGACGGCGAGTTCCTGATCGATTTTCGCCTTTTCATTTGCCGCATGGGTTTTAAGGTCTTCTATTTTCTTCCGTTTGGCGGCAAGCAGGGCTTCGTGTCTGCGTTTTTTAATGTTGGCGGGCAGATAATACCCTTCGGCAATTCGGGTTTCCACAAGCTGGAATTCTTCCTCTGTGAGAGGGGTGAATTGATAGCGAACGGAGGTGTCCTCAAATTGTTCTTCGGTCAGTTCTTCGAGTTGTTTGATTGCGGCGCGGGCTTCCTCCTCCCAACGAGCGGGTATTCCCATCGTCTGAAGCAGGTAGGTGAAGTAAAGTTGGTCTTCCGCTTCACGAAGGAATCGGTCGTACTCTTGTTGGGTAATACGGAGTTCGCTCATTGTAACCTCCTTGGAGCTATTTCGCAAGTGGTAGAATCCGTTGCCTTGCGCATACATCGGTGCTCCTTTGGCGTCGCACAGGTGTAAGGCGATGAACGGACACAGTTCGGGAAAGGCCACTGCAATTTGTTCATGGCAACACCCTGCCATGCACCATTTCCAGACACCGTATTTGTCCTTTTCGTAGATGGTTGCTGTAATGCCGAAGTCGGCATGTCCGTTGCGGCAGTCATCGTCGAGCCGCACCTTAACGTCTATTTTGTAGCCGTTTATGATTTTTGTTGCGTTATATTTCAGTTTATCAGCCATTGCGGTATGTGTTAGTTTGTTGATAATGCAAATTCCGGGAATGGGAGCTCCAGACCGAATGTGCAGAGATATTCGGCTTGTTTTTGCCGGTTGTCCTCGGCAATTCTATCATCGATGTAAGCCTGGCATTCGCTCTTGAGCTGGTCGAGCCCGTCATCACCGAAGAATCCCCAGCAACTGTCCAGAATTTCCGTGTCGTCATCTTCCGGCGTAACCTGAAATCCGTACACTTCACCATGCAGGTATTCATTGTACGTGTCGATTTCATTTTGGAGGTATTCCTCGATTTTCTTGCGGCGGGATTGCGTGAGCACTTTCCAGCCGTATTCCTTTTTTACCTGTTCAACACTGACCGCCACAATCCCGAACCATCCGCTGTCCCATCGGCACGAGAAGGGGCCGGATGAAATGCTGAGACCACTATGGTCATAGAGGAAAAGGTTCAAAGCGACATGTTTTTGCAGGAATGATTTCCGAATGTTTCCGGGACGGCCGTCGCATACTTCGTCGAAGTCGAAATGTTCGTCGAACTCCTTTTCGGGACGGTAACGCCGGTGTGCCGTGTAGAACGTGCCGAGGTTGCTCCACTCGCGCGGACTTTCGGGGCAGTCATCGTAGTAGATATTGATGTGGTGTCCTTTATAGGTTATTTGTTCGTATCTGTTCATATCAGTATGTATAAGCAGTTTCCAACTCGCTTTCGTAATTCTCGAAAGCTATAAGGTTCTCTTCGTCCGTCACCTCCTGATCCCAGAACAGTTCGACAAAACGCTCTATCACATCCCGCATGGCGCGGGTGTATTGTTGGAGGTATTTTACGGCCCTCGTGCGCCGATCTGTCGTTTCGTATTGCATGATGATTTATGATTTTGATTGTTCATTCAAATGTCGTTTCGATAGTCGAGCAGGTATTGCTCGAAATGGTTCTCACAAATGATCTGGTTACGGTCGATGTCTGCGGAGAAATCATCCCACTTGTAACCGTAATCTTTCAGTAATTCTTCTTGCTCCGACCGGCTGAAATCCGTCACGTCGATTTCGCCTTCCCGCCAAAGCATGTTGTCCGTTGCGAATTTCCGGACCTCGGACACATTGTGTGCATCACGCAGAAACTCCGTCGGGTATCCGAGATACCGTTGGTGTATCCGGCTGGACTCAGTTTCAGCACACGGCAGTAAATCCGGGTGGCAGGTATTCGGCTCGCAATACCAGAATACCGTATCTGATATTTTCAAGCAGAATTGCAGTTGGTCGGGATCGGTGCATTGAATGTCCGGGTTAAGAAGCCGCCTCATGCGATTTCAAATTGTACCGAGAAGTGGAATTCTTTTCGGAGGTGAACAATTTCCGCCATTGTTACAGGGTCTTTCCCGTATGGATAGAAGATTGTGAACTGGCGTGTCAGGCACCGGATGCCTTTCTTTCGCAGTTTGTACAGCAGGTACGCCCTGCGTCTGAGTTGTTTCTTATTCATTGTCGTTACATTTTTAGAGGATACATAACGATGCGACTACCGATGTGGGGCATGACTTTATCCGTTCGATGTATGGTCGTCCGGAAGGATCCTGAAGCACGGCGTGTAGCCAGCGCCTCAGGATCCTGTCAAGGAAGACGAACTGAAAGTTTTCGGTCCATCACATCAAGCCTGCCAGGCGATGACGGCTTACTTCCTACGCCACTGGGCCATCTTCTTTTTGATGTCGATGCCGTTGTCGTCGAGCATCTTTTTCAATACGGCAAGCAGGCGCCAACCATTGCCGTTCTTATACTCTTCGGCCTTGGCCGAGAGGAATGCGAGCGACTGGTATTTGTCCAGCCGTCGCCCGCTGTCGTCGATGGCCGTACAGTTGTGAAAGCGGATGAGGTTTTGCATGGTGTAGAACGCGCCGGCACCTTTGTAGGCATCCACCCACGCCTTGCTTTGGGGCGTGGCGTGCTTCATCTTGAACCGCTTGTCGTTGAACTTCGTCACGGCATTGTAAAGCTGGGTGGCATTTTTAGCCGCTTCGATATGGTAGGCCGCAAGCCGCAGCGGGCTGTAGAGTTTGGAGTTCAGGTCCTGCACGAAGATGTTGTGGCTGCCGAAACGCTTGTAAGGAATGCCCTTGCATCTCTTGACAGGCAGGCCCTCGACATGCGCTTTCAGTTGTTCGATGTAATCTTCCGCCATAGCCGTAGCGACCTTGACGTTGAACCAGCGGTTCCTGTCCGCGAAGTTCTCGGGGTCGTTTCGCTCCATCTTCTGTTGGGCACGCAGTTCGTCGAGCAGCATCTTCCACTGGTACTCATAGCCCAGACGGTGGATCATCTCCGTCACGCCGACCGGATTCCAAGCGCCGTAGTCCTTGTAGGAGAGCATGTGGAACATCTGAGCCATAACCCAGCGGCGGAACAGACGGCGGTTGGGTACGGTTCCCTTTTCGAGGATGTAATCGAAAATCGGGTCGTTGTCGTCCAGAATCGACAGTTTGCCGTTCTTGTTCGAGGCGACATAATCACCGCCGTTGGCTCCCTGCATGGCAAACAGACAGCTCACGTCCACGCCGACACTGCGGAGTGCCTCGATGCGTTCGTGCGCCGTCTTGGGCAGTTGTGCCTGTTTGATTGATGCCGCAGGGTTTTCTGCGATGGTAACTTTTTTGCCTGCGATGGCAAGTTCCGTCCCGCATGTCGGGCACGTAACATTCGTCTCTTGTTTTTTCTTCATGATTAAATAGTTGATTGATTATTATTCGGCTCTACCCATTGTCTGAGTATTACCAGGTCCTTGTCTTCTTTGCTCTGCCAGAACCACCGGCCGAACTTCTCGGGATTCCATTTGAAGCCGCCGAGCAGTTGGCTGAGGATGAATAGTTCCAGCTCGATTTGTGATTTGTCGCGCCGCTCTCCATAGAGCATGTCGTCATCACTCAATTCTCTTTCCGGTAATGCCATGAAATAGCGGCGCGATGTACTCTCGCTGCGTTCCGACGGAATCGAGTGCTTGTAACGACGGTACAGCTCTTCCACTTTCGAGAAGAACTCCTCTTCACTGCAATGCGGCACTCCGAGAACGCCTTCATATGAGCTGTTCCGGATGACGTACTTGCCGTCCACTTTGAGGCTCCGCATTTGGAAATCAACCTTGAAACGCGCCCCGTTTTCTACGGCACTGACTGTTTCCTGATAGATATTGTCCATAGCTTCTACGAATTGGTTATGTCCGTTCTCCTGAAGGCGGGAATGCTCAGCTTCAGGTTGTCGTTAATCAGGAATTTCCTGTCGCACTCGCAAATGATGTGGGTGTCCGTTACCCGCTTGATTCTCCGTGTAACTTCATCGTGGGAGGTATATGGCCGCCCGTCCTTGGTTCCGTTATCTATATCTCCCGATATATGATACCAGTTTCCGATTTCAATGTCTTTTACGTTCATTTTTTATCTGGTTAAATTGTTTGTCATTAAATGCACTCGAATCGCTGACGCATGGCTTTATAGCTCTGATAAATACAGTAGGTCCTGGATCCAGAACCAGGTAATCGCCTGGTCAGGATCCAGGTAGAATACTGTATGTTAAATTCGATTCCTCGTGCAAAATCGAGCTGCGTTGCCCGTAAGTCTCAATCAGGCCGGCACATTGCTTTATCAGTTCGATATGAGCAGCTATTCAGCTACGGACCTTGTCCACAGGCATCTAATCAGATGCCTTGGACTACGGTCCTTGATGTTATTAGCTGCACCATTAAACTCCTGACCTTGACCTTTTCACTTTGTGCTAAGTTTTGCCGTTCTTAGGATTGCGGCACGTTGCTCTAATAGGTCGATGTGCGCCGCGATTTGAAGTCCGGGCAGCGACGTCGTGTTCCTGATAGTGAATAACGACGTCATTGCCGGGACTTCATTGCTTGCGGCACGCTGATTCTTGTCCCCTGAACCGCAGTTTTCCGTGCTGAAAAAATCTCATTCGGACGGTACATTCCTTTATTTTCCTGATGTTCGCTGCTCTGTTCTGCTGGCCTGGGATTCTCCTCCATCCACTCGGATGGAGGGAAGCTCTGGCCGCAAGTTCAAGAGCTGCACAACTGAAATTCCGATCTCGACTTTTGTAGCTGTGTACTCAGCTTCTCATGATTCTCTGAATATCGGCACATTGCTTTATTGTTTTGATGTACGCCAGTTTCGGAAGCCGGATGGTCGCCGTCGTATGACGTTAGGGATACGACGGCGCCGGACGGGCTGTATCGAAACTCGGCATGTTGAATCATATTCCTTGAATCACCGCGCTTTCGTGCTAAAGGGGAAGTTCTCATAATGACAGACACATTTCTTTACTTGCATGATGTTGCCCGCGAGAGCCCAGCTCTTGAGGAGTCTGAAGGTGATGGTCCGATCACCTTCAAGACTCTCGATAGAGCTGGGTTACACGCGGGAATCTCAAATCCATTCCTCGAACTTCTGCTGATGTGTTTCAGTTCATCGGATGTCAGGCAGGCGACACATTTCTTTACGACTTCGATATATTACAGGAGGAACCAGAACTCACCGATCCTCGCCGGTTGTTAGACCGGCGAAGATCTATGCGTTCTGGTCTGCCATCCTGTAACATTGAATTTTGCCTCTTCATCCATTTACCGTGTGTTCGGTATATCCTATAATGATGCTACCAGCGTGTTGTACACAGCCCGACTTGTCAGCAGGGCATTCCTCATGCAACCAATCGTCAGATAGCCGGGGATGTTGCCTCCGGTTTTGGAACGGTTCGCTTTCACATTACGCCCACGCCCCCGGACAATACATCCGTCAGACTTGTTTCTGACATATCCCAGACCTCCGACTTTGCGTTTACCGGTTGCGACTGCCCGCAAACAATCCATGGCAAACATATTCAGTTCGTCAAGGTCTTTCCGCACGTTACATACGGGAAGAATCTGTGTCGCCCAACTGAACTCGCCGTTGCCCTTGTACAAATAGCGGTTCACGGAATTGACTGCCTTTGTCAGCGTCGTATTCCGGTTGCGAATCGTTCGTCGTTCGATTTCCTTTTGGAAGGTTTTGATACGGCTGGACGAGAGAGAAATCATTTTGCCCTTAATGCTGAACCCGAGGAATTTGAACCAGTGGTCAGCGGTCAAATATTCCACCTTTTTCGGATTGAGCTGCATGGATTTCTCAGACAGTCGCTTCCGGAGCAATTTCATCGCCTTTTCGTAGTCGGCGCCGATGAAAAGCATATCGTCAGAATAGCGTACATAGTAGCCATTCATCTGCGAGAGTTCTTCATCGAGGTCATACAGGAGCACATCTGCCAGCCAGCTTGCGACGGCACACCCTTGTTTGAGCGATTGGTATTTCCTTTTGAGGCAGTTATCCTCGTCGAAATACAGGTCGGAATGATAGTATTTCCGCAGCACGTCGATTAAAGCGGAATGGCCGTACTTGGCTTCTACCTTATCGAATGCCTCATCGATGAATTGAATCGGTACGCTGTCGAAATATTTGGAGAGGTCGGATTTCCAGCCCAAAACTCCGTTCTTTGCAGCGTTCACGATCTGATGACTGACCTCGGTAACCACTCGGCCGCAACCTATTCCTGTCTGGTAGGACTTGCAGGTCTCGTGGAGCATTTCAGGCATCAAGTCAAACAGGAGGTCGTTGGCGATACTGAGTATCACACGGTCCATCGGCTCGTTTACATACACTGTGCGGAACTCGCCGTTGTCTTTGGGGATTTGAGCCGTATGGGGCGGAGAGATTTCATACTTTCCCAGCATCATGGCTTCAGCCATTGCCAGCCGGGTATGTTCGTCGGTCAGCCGGATGAGCTGGTCTTTCCGGATGTCTTTGCCCACACCTTTCTCGATTGCTTTCGTCCATCGCTCGATGTCGAAAAACATTTGCAGAATCTTTTCTGCCATATTATTACTCATTTTATTTGTTCCTCCTTGCATACGAGTACATCCCCGACAATGTAGTCGGACAAGCTCGGATGATTCTCTTTGAAAATGCGTGTAGCCGTTGGGTTGTGTTTAAGACCATGCACCTTTCCTTCCTCATTCACGACCATGATTTCCGTGTCATTCAGAAACACGAGTTCGATGTCTCCTCCGACTATTGCCTGCATTTCCTCCAGCTTAAAGTCGGTTCCATTGGCAGGTTGCACCGGTTGGCGCGTCCCATCGGTTTTAATAATTTCAGCCATTTATTTCTTATGTGTAAAAGTTATTATTGTCTGACCGTCATAGCCGCATTGCACTTTCAGCCCGAAAGCCTCGGCATCGGAACTGATGCAGCAGATGTCCCAGACGTTCAGTTTGCCTGCACAGGTTATGACGGTATTGTTTTCCGAGATATGCGGTGATTTGCCTTTCAATGCAGCACCGCCGGATATTCCGCGCAGGATGATTCCGCGCTGATGTGTTGTAAGTTCTTTCGTTTCCATAGGCAAATCGGAATTTGTTAAAGAATAGATGCTATCCGAATGTTCCGGCGGAATTCGGGCATATTTTTTTGTCGGTACACGTTCAATTATCGCATACCGGTCATCGGGTTCAGAACCCGAAACAAGGGGCGCACGGTGCCGTCAACACACGGATTCCGACCCAGACGAGCACGAGCAAGCCTGCGACGAATACCGTATTCAGAATGGCATCCTGCCGTTTGCGGGCAAAGGCGATTATCTTTTTCATGACTTTGATTATTTCGATTATACATTTTGCAATCGGGCACAAAAAAGGCACGAGTTCTCGCCCGTGCCTGCACCGATTATTTCTCACTACATTAAGCTGCCGGCGTCGGGGTCGGCGTCAGTTGCGGCATTTTGATGATACGGCAGCCCTCACCAATGAGCACACGATATACTCGGACGAGGTTGCGCCCGCGAAAACTGCTAACTGTTACACTTTGCACACCGGCTTCGCCCAGTCGTTTCAGCATGGGTTTGGCAGCTTTGAGATGTTTGAAGCAGCCGTAACTCTCGGTTCCGGCATTGTTATATACGTCTATCATATTTTTACTGCATTAGTTTTTTTAGGAATTTCCAAGCCTGCGGGCTATACCTCCGGCACACGAAATTTTCCAGAGGTTCTGTGCGTTCATAGCCGCAATTCAGGCATAAATACCGCACGAATTTGTGCGTGATGAAGTACAGCATCCCCGTTTCATGGCTTTTGCAGCGGTCGAAATACGGGGAGATGCCGAGCGCAAAGTGGGCAGAAAAATTTTCCGCCACTTCATTGAAAGCGATGAGTTTGTACATGACCGGATACGAAAAGGACAGCGCACATTTTCTGCACGCTGTCCGGCTCTGATTATATCGGGTTCGTTATGCCGTTACGCTGCAATCGCTACGGTTTCAGCTCCGTTTCTCGGTTTTCTGCCACGTCTGCGGGCAGGTTGTTCCGCCACCGTTTCGGCAACGGTTACGGGTGCCGCACTTTCGGCGGTAGCTTGTTCGGCAGACTGTTCGGTCTGCACCTCTTCGGGCTGTGCGGCGTCTTTGGGCAGTTCCACACGGAAATTCAGTGCCTCCATGAGTGCTTTGGTGGCATTGTGGATGTACTTTTTGCGGTCACGTGCCGAGCGTTCCAAGTCCTTTTTGGTCGGCATTAACCCGATTCGTGCCCATACGCTTGCGTCGAGGTCGAAAACTTTGACCGTAACGCCTGCGGAGGTGCGGATGATGAGCCGGTGCGGAGTTCCTGCACGGAGTTTCGAGCGGATACCGTCGTTCGATTCGCGGAGCAGCGATTCTTTGGTCTTCACTTCCCAGAACGTAGTCACCACGTTGCGCAGCACGCGGAACATTTCGTCCTGCGTTTTCACGGTCGCTTCGTAATCGGCACCGAAAAAGTGCATAGCCGTGTTCTTGCCGTCCTTGCCGGCATACTCGAAAATCACACCTGCGGCATTAACTGCCATGTTTGCAAACTGTTCTGCATTTAACTTACTGATTGCCATAATGATAAATTTTTGTGAATTTCTATGCAATAGTGCATATTGAGGGCACTGCGGAATCGAACCACACGTTCTACGGATGGCAAAACGGCACGACCTGTGCGTGCCCAAAAATCGCACGCTACCTTTCACCCGATAGCGTGCAGATTTCATCTCAATTTGCACCTCACTAAAACGTGCCCTATACTCGCTATTTCGGAAAAAAGCCCTATATTTGCATTGTTCACACACAAAAGCAGTTTTCCGCTGTCATGGCAAGCCCGACATACTCCAATTTCCGACGGGTGCTTCTTTGGCACGTCCCCCGTCTTTTCCAACGGGGCAGCTAACATTCGGGCGGTTGGCGGCTGGTGATTGTGGGCATAATCTCGGCAATGCCCTTTTCTCAAGCTCCGTGCGGATTGTTTTTACCGCATAGCGATTTTTATCTCCGGCTGCGCAAGGGCAGACTTATGGCATTATTTTATCGCCTCCCTTTTCCATACGACTCTCGCCCTCCCAAAATCACGGGCTTTGCGTATGCGGACAAAATACACGTATTTTGACCGTTCCGACTTGCTACATTGGTTTGTAGTCCTGCGCGGTGTGGTTGTTTGACACCCTCTTTAATCGCTCCAAAGCGAACAGGCGAATTTTCGTTTGTCCGAGCCACGAAAACAGGTTTCCCACAAAAAAGGCTCTTTGTTTCTCGCTGTTGCGGTTTTCGCTGTCTGTTTCTTATTTACTGACTTTTTTTTGTTTTTACTATTTACAGACTTTCGGCGTGTGTGCCGTTTTTGAAAGTCTGTATATTTTTTGTTTCTGTTTTCCCCGTCTGTTTGTCGGGGCTGTTTCCCTTTCGGGTTCAATTCAACTCTAAAACAAATTTTTCAAACCGCAAAATTTTTTTTCGTCCGATTGAGAAAAACGGCTCTAAAATGAGAGTGAACGCCCGCGCGCGATGGCTATTTTTATTCGATTGAAAATCAATACATTACAAGAAAGTGGAATTTTTTTTCAAAAAAATATAGGGTTCAACGTTCAAAAATGGACTGAAAGAAAAACTATATATATTGATAGTCAATTATTTGTTAGTTGATAACCGTCTAAAAACAAGGGCGAAAAAAAATTTTGCTTTCAATCCGAAAGAAACAAAGGTCTATTTATAGACTTTTAGTTTCACTTTTCTACAAAGTGAAGGAGTTAAGACACTGAATAACAATACACTAATAATTTTTGAAAAGAACGGGGTGGGTACTACCCCCAGTGCGGATTCGATACGCGCCCTACGGCCTGATTTTCAAGTCCCGTTTTTGGCTCTGACTTTTTTGTTCAAAGTTTGGCACAGTTTCGGGGGATTATTCGTTCAAAACAGAACAGGATTTGTAGCGGGAGAAGCCGTCCGGTCATAGACAGACTTTGCAAGAATCCATTTACCCGCCGGCTTTGCATTATCGGATCCTCTTGACGATTGTCATTTCATATTATGGCAGACACGGTTATGCGGAGAATCTTGTTTATTAAAACATTCCAAAATGGGGCATTAAAGCAGACGGTCGCATATACAGTCTTGCATAGAAATTTGTGCGCTAATGAATTATCGAATTTTTTGTCGAAACTTTTATTAGGTTTCCCTAAAAAGAAAATTGATAATTTAAGCCCGCATTTCCCCGATAATCTTTATCTTTGCCTAAAGTAAACCTGTATATAATTTATAGATGCAAATACCGGATGAGTAAAAGCAAGTCGGCAATCCATGATTTCTTCCGATGTTACAGACCGAAGAATGAGACACATGAACTGGCCATAGCGCAGTTTTGTGCCCAGCGACGCTTTGTCGTCTCTATCGACGCGACACCCGACAAACGGTTGCCTGTAACATACGAAGAGTTCCGACAATGGTTCGAGACGGATACGCCCCGACGCGGTGATGTCGTGAACCTTGTGGGGCAAGGGATTTCAGGGATTGTCGAAACAGTGGGCGTAAATCAATCCGTGTGCCTGTACGTCTCGATCAGAGGTGATGAACTGGACGTTGCTTCCGGATGTTTCGACTATACCTCGTTGGAAATCGCCGACAAGGAGACGGTTCTCCGCCTGCAACGGGCTCTTTACAGGGAAGGGCTGGTCTGGAACCGGTGGCGCAACAGACTCAGACCGCGCGAAACACCCAAAGAGAATGTCCAGTACCAAATCAGCGTATTGGGTCAGAAAATCGGTTACGGTGTGTTTCGGGAAATCGATGCCAAGGGACGGATTGTCATGTACTGTATGAAACTGGAAGACGGTCCGGTGCGTTATTCGCTGCGGGAGGTTGTCGGCCCGGCAGAAGATTACCAGTTGGAGCCTATCAACGTGGGACAGCGTGAGGAACTGGCGAAAGAGCTGGAAAAGGCCGGTGTCCTTTGGAACGGGTTTTACAAGCGGATCGAGCCGGTCAATTATCTGGCTCCGGCAGGAAAAGGCTACTACTACCTGGACGAGTTCTGGGAGGTATGCAGGACTATCGAGCAAGGCAAGACCAAAGGTGCGAAGTATTTCAATAACGGGAACTATTCCCGGTATCGGGAACCGATGGAGGAACTCCGGAGGTATCTTTTGAACGAACTGGGTGTCGGTCCTGTTTCCCGTTCTGAAGAGAGCGTGTATTATTACCTGAAAGAGTTCTGGAAGGTTTGTAGGACAACGGATAAGGGACGACGGAGAGATATAAAGCGGGCCAGATCCGGTAATTATTCCACGGATGAAGCGAGTATAAGAGAACTTGCCTTACAGTTACAGGAGAAACGGAAGGAACAACTGTCCCGTTATCCGTTAAAGGGATAAATTGAATTATATAACAATGATTGATAAAATTCTTGACTTCATAAAATCTTTGTTTTCAATCTATTGGAAAACAAGACCATTTAGGGCTTTCATAACACTGGACACATTAGTTTTGGTTGGGTTCAGTGCTCTCAAAATAACATATAATGTTACTTCCGGAAAACATTCATGGGGGATTGAGGTGACGCAAGGTGAATATAACTGGATTATAGTCATAATTTTAGCTATCATAAATATTCCTTTTGCTATTTGGTTGATAAATGATTTACTAAAAGCAAAGTTAGAATTATTACAAAAAGTTCAATATAAGGTAGAAGTCGGATATTTTTTCGAGGGAAATGTAGAGATGTTATCTCCTACATTTGAAGAAAAAAGAATTTCATACAAATTAAAGGAGCAACCAAAATCATTGGCAAACAACCCTTTATTAGGGATGTCGCCATTTCAAATTGCTATTGCAGATTTCCAAAATATTAACCGCAATGTAGTTCAAGCCACTTCTGTTCAAATAGTTCGAGGCGAGATAAATAAAAGTTTCTATCCTATTCAGTTTTATTTGGAAAATATCGGAATACCTTCGTTAAAATGTTTTGAAATAACATTTTACTTCGGAAATGACGTAACTGAAATCCGAAGCAATAATAAGAAGATGAATAGTGTGTTTGGAGTTGAAATTCCCCATCCATCATCAACCTACATCGATGAGGAAGAAAAAAACGTACTTTTGAAAGGCAGAGACTTGCTGGTAGGTAGTAATAATATTGCGACTAAACCAATATTTGTAAAACCTGTTTATCCAACGGAGAAAATAACGGTACATTGGAAACTATTGGCGGATGAGTTTAATCAAACTGGAAGTTTTGACGTACCAGTATCTTACGATATTAGAGAAAAACATGAGAATCGCTATGTAGATACTCCAGACGAATTGCAAAATGACATAGAAACCATTTGTGATTATATTGAATCAATTACTTGAAATTCAAGAGATAGATTTAAGTTGCCGAGAAATAACTCTTTTGGATTTCTGTATCGGTATTCTCTATCTTCTTCTAAAGAAGAAGCAAGGTGGAGGGTATAAATAAAGCACTTCCGCTACGCTCCAGTGTTTATTTATACCCTTTAATGCTCACCCCTAAAGGGGTTCGCTATGTTTTTCTTTCAGTAGATAAAAAGAAAAGTAAGATAGTAGTATAGTATATATAATATATTACTGCATCTTACTTTTCTGTATTTATAGAACCGGAAATAGTTATCGGTCAGCCTCCATCGAGTCTTTTTCTATGCCTGTAGGTTTGCTCGAACTTCTCCCTGAAAGCCTTTACCTGCTCCTTGGGTAGGTAGCGGCGCACCTCGCCGCAGAGCCGGTCGTACTCCTCCAGAGGAAGCGTGTCGAGGTCTGCCATTTCAATCTCCACGTCCGGATGTAACCGCCGGAAATAGAATCCCGCCGCCTGCGCATATTCGCCTTTGCAGGCCCGGCTAACCGTCTTGACGGATGTTCCGGTGATTTCGGCGCACGACTGCATCGACTTGAAGATGGCAACCAGTATGCGCGTGTGTCCGAACAGTAGCACCTGTTTCGGATGCCGGAATGTACTGTTGCTTTTCCCTTTGTGTTTCATACGGCTTTCATTTTACGATGCGTTGCAGAATGCGGGCGATGAAAGAAATGTTTTCCGTGTTGATCCATTCTTTGGCTACGTTCCACGTCAGCGATTTCTCGAAATTGAGGTTCTCTTCCGTAAGGACATGATACGACAAGCAACCCTCCGTCGGTTTGAGCCCTTGGCCATGCAGTTCGCACAGCCCGTTTTTCCAGAATATGCAGCCGTGCTCCGTCTGATGCGCCTGCACCATCAGTATCGGGAACGGGATGGCTCCGACCAGCATACCGACAGCCCAAAATGTAATCCGCAATCTTTCTTCGTATCCGGCCTCTATCAGCCGCCAGATGTCCTCCGGCGTGCCCAGACAGGGCGTCAGGCATTGTCTCCGGCAACGGGGACAGTCGCAACTCACGGGATAGCGTCCCGTGGCTCTTGAAATCTTGTCGATCAGTTCCTTGCTCATTCTATTACCTCCGTTTCTTTTCCGGCATTGCCGTTGTTCCACAATTCGATGATTTTCTCCCGTCCGAGCAGTGTCCACCGTTTCCGGGTACCGAACGCCCATCGTTTTTGCGTTTTGGGATTCGTCCAATAGTACGGCACGTCGATTTGCCACTCCCGGTATTCCGGCAGGACGGCCCATTGCTTTTTCACGAACCGGCAAATGCCGCTATCTTCCAGAAATTTACTCATGCGGCTGGCAGAGATGCCGATTTCACGGGCGAGTTGCGTGGGTGTAAAATAGTCCGCGCCTTCCGTCAGGTGGCTGTACGGATTTTCCACCCGGCGGCGTCCTGACGGTAGTTCAGGGCGTTTAGGCGGCTCCCTGTTCCATAGTTCGAGAATCTGGTCACGGCCGATTTTGCTCCACCGCTTCCGTGTCCCGGCGGCATGGCACTTGCCGGTGCGCAGGTTGTTCCAGTAATACGGCATGTCTATTTGCCAGCTCCGGTATGGCATGAACGCCACCCACTGATTTTTAGAGAATTTGCAGATGCCTTTCTCCGCGAGGAACTGGTGCAACTGCCGGGGCGTCGTGTTCAGTTCCTGCGCAAGCCATGTCGTCGAGTAGAAATCCCGTCCCTCTATCAGGTTATCGTAAAACTCCACCTTGTAGGAATCGGCGTCGATTCGTTCCTGTTGCAGGTGTATTTCGTGGCGTTGGGCGACAATCAACTGCTGAGCCTCGTCGAGGCTTTGCGGCACGGGAAGGTTTTCGGTAGTGCCCATACCGCTTTCGGACCGTGATTCCAGCGTGGCATACCCCCGTGTCATCAGTTCGTTGATTTTCGTGTTGCACCATTGCGAGAACTCCGGCGACAACTGGCGGGCGAACTCCATCGCCAGCTCTTCATCAATCCACGTGGCTCCGTTGTTACGGCCGCGCGTGGTGAAAATCTGACTGTCGAGACTTTCCGAGATGCCCTTCTCAACCAGATGCTGGCGATAGCGGACAAAATCCGCCTTGCGCAGTATCTCTGCCGGCAACACGCCGAAGCTGCGGGCCATCTGTGTGGCGTTTATCATCATCTTGTTGTTCGCGGCACGGAAAGAAATCGGATGGTCTTGATAACTGAACACCACATCTTCCTGCTGCGCGGGTTGCGTCGCTCTGGCAGACTGTATGGCCGCGTCTTCGAGCAGTTCGTTCAGCCACGTCTCCACTGCGGCGCACTTCTTTGCCGCGATGGAGTTTTCGCGCCGCATAGGCCGGATCAGCTTATAGACGTCGTAAGGGCTGATGGCCCACATCTCGCGTCCTTTCTTGCGGAACGGAATCTGAATACTGGAGGGCAACTGGCGGATAGCCGCCTTGTCGGTCAGCATCTCCTCGCGCCCCAATACTTTGCAGAGGTCATGCAGGTTCACCCATGCCAAGGTTTTGTCATCGTTGAACAGCACCCTGACCGGGTACTCTTCACATAGTATCGCATTGCTTTTCATCTTGTATTATTTTTCATTCTTTTTCTCTTCTAAATCACGTTGTTTACAGAACTTCCGGAACTCCTTGCGCCGCTGGTCATACGCCTGACGCTTGTGGGCCATCTCACGCACCGTGAAATAGCGGCGCTCCACACCGCATAGGCGGTCGTACTCCTGCAATGTCAGGTTGTCGAGGTCCGACAGGTCGATTTGCACATCGGGGTGCGCGTGTCGGAAATAGAAGCCTCCGGTGGCTACATACTTCCCGGTGCAGGAGAACGATATGCTTTGGAGGTTGATGCCTGAAAAATCCGCCGCGCTGTGCAGCGAGCGCACCACGGCGATGAGTACATACGCGCCGTTGAAGACCAGCAACTGCTTCGAGGGTAAAAAAGGGCCTTTCATTTTCATTGCTCATGAGGGTTTGAGGTGGGATTCAGTTCTTCTGCGGTAAACCGCTGCTGCGCCTGCATGAGGATGTAGGAGTCGGAACACACGATGCCGACCAGCATCATCTGAGACATGCTTTCCAGCAGGTACACGCCGAATACGGGGTCGGCACAGCAGAGGAACGGCAAGGCAAAGGATTCTTCCGCCAGAAAGTGTCCCGACGCGGCATCCACGGCAAAGCGTTCGTCCGGCTGTATGCCGTACATCTTACCCAAATGCTCTATCCAAAGGGCGAACCCTTCGGTGAATTCAGTAATCTTCTCTTCCGGTTCCAGTTTCATGGATTGCAGGAAATGTGTCATGTCAAAATAAGTTCGGGCGTCGGTAACGGTAAACAGCAAATCCGGAAACTCGCCGAACCGAAGTCTGAACCCTTGATGATTTTCTATTGCTTTCATTTTCTCAAAATATTGAATTTTGAAGGAAAATATATACTTTTCGGCTCGATTTTGGCTATAAATTTGCCGATAAATTTTCTTGTTAGTAATTCATTTATAGCGATTTACAAACAACAAAACAGCGCAAAAACAAGCAAAAAAACTATAAGTATTCATCCGCCTATTTTGTATGGTAAACCGAACATATTGGAGGTAATTTGTTCGTATGGTCGGAAGGGTGCGGATAACCCATTTTTTCGGGTTCGAACTATTCTTTTTGAAACCCGAAAAAAATGCAGGAAGAAGGTACTTTTAACCACGAGTTGCTCGAAAGCATATTCCACACGTCAAAAAAAACAATTCAGGAATACGTACGGGAAATCGAACGGCACAACCGCTACCGCTCGGTGCGCTCGAACATGCTGCTGGGAACCATCCTCGACGACCGGGCGCGTCTGATCGACCTGTACGATGCGTGTCTGCAACAGGATGCGCACATCCGTGCGGTCATCGAGACGCTCGAAAGCCAGATACTCGGTGACCGCTATATGCTCGCCCGTCTGAACGACAAGGGCAAATACGTCAAGGATGTGAAAGAGAGCCAGAAGATACAGGGCTCGCAATTCGATAAAATCATCCGTGGCATCATCGAAGCCAAACTCTACGGTTATACGCTTTTGGAAATCATGCCGGACATCGACCCCGATACGGGTCGCCTGAAAGAAGTGAACAGCATCGAGCGTCGCAACGTCCTGCCCGAACAGGGCATCGTCGTCAAGCGGCAGGGGTTGTGGCTGCCGCACTGGGACATCCGCTCGGCCGCCTACCGGAAGCGTTATGTGCTCATCAAGACGGGAGATTTGGGACTCTTCTCGGCCACGACGCCACTTATCCTCGCCAAAAAGTTTACGATTGCGAACTACTTGAATTTCAGCCATTCATACGGTCAGCCGATTATTCACGGAAAGACCGTCAGCGAAAACAACATGGATCGCAAGCGTCTGGCGCAAGACATCTCCAATGCAGCTCAAAATAAAATCATCGTAACGGGATTGGAGGACGAAGTGGACATCAAGACCTTCACCATGTCAAACAGCGAGAAGATATATACCGGACTAATTCAGTTCGCCAACAAGGAGGTCTCGAACCTCATTCTCGGCTCCGAATCGATGGCCGGAGGCATGCAGTCGTATGTCGGCTCCACCAAGGCGCATCAGGACATCTTCCGCGACCGCATCGAGGTGTACCGCCGCTACATCGAGAACGTGATGAACGAGCAGATTGTCCCCCGTCTTGTGGCGATGGGCTATATCCCTGCCGGGTTGGAATTCAAGTATTCCAACCGCATCGACATGAATAACGAAGACCGCATCAAGCTCTACTCGCTCATCACGGACAAGTACGAGGTGGCGGCGGACGAAATCGAGAAAGAGTTCGGCATCATCGTAGGCAAGCAGCTCAACGTGATACCCGGCATGGGCTGCGGAGGCGGTGCTGTGCCCGGCGGTAGCTCGTCGGACCGTGGCATCATGTCGGACGAGGAATACTACAAACGTTACGGTCATCCCCGAGGCGTGAAACAAACCGACACCAACCCGTAGCCATGAGAATCACCCTTGAACAATTCTGCGAGCAGTGGGCTCCGAAAGGCAACGGCCGTTATCTGCCCAACAAGATGGAGTTCAACACCCACGACTTCGTGACAATGGCCGGCGAATACTCCAAGAGCCGTTTCCGCACCAGCTTTGCCGAAGGCGGATTGTATGGCAGCGGCAAGCTGTGGCCGGAGCGTAAATCCCGCTGGGGACGCCGTTTCACGCATCCCGTAATGAACGATACCGGTAATTTGTCCCGCTCTATTTTCGGGGAGGCGGAGCGCATGGACCGCACCAACCTTACCCAGCGTGCGTATGGCGAACGGAAAAAGATTTTCCGCCGTGGGGCCCGTTATGCCATCTGGACCAAGGCAAGCAATTATCACCAGCATGGGAAGCGCGGCGCTTCCCAAAGTTACGCAGCCGTGCACAACACCGACCCGGCTTTGGGGCTCTATACCGTCAATCAGTACAGCCGTCGGCGACCCGAGCACCGGCAGTTTATCGGCATTAGCCCGAAACTGAACCATACCGTCAATCAACTGTTTATCCCCATCTTGTTCCGGGGATTTCCCTTTCCGAACCCATGATCAGAGACAAGAAACCACATAATCCACCCGTAAACGGTTCCGCTCCGGAAGCGGAACGACCTGCGGTCGCCGTGCCGGAATCGGTCTCGGAGAATCCGTTCGTGAACATGTATCAGGCCGTCCGGCGGGCCATCCTCACGCTCAGGGAGAATCCGGAGGACCCGCAAAGTCCATCGTTCTTCAGAACAATCATGATTGACACGGGACAGTTTTCCCGTATCGTGCGCAGCGAGAACCTGGAAATGGAAATCGCCTTCCCGGCCATCTTCATCCGCTTCGTGAACGTGCGCTACCTCGTGCAGCAGCAACGTATCGGCGAGGGCCGCGCCACCATGCGCATCCGCTTCATCCTCAATACGCTCAACCATACCGACCCGGAACGGGAATGCGACCCGTTCATCGTTTTCCAACGGTTGAACGTCGCCATTCAGGATGCCAAAAGCCATGAACCGGCACTCACGGAACGCTGCAACCTCCTTTACTTCGACATGCCTGTTACCACCAATATGTTGCAGGCGTACTGGGTGGATTACGAGGTCTGGTTCCGGGAATCGTCAGCATGGAAGTACCGCAACTGGGTCGAGCGCTACTTGGTCATGCCGCCTTTCACGCAACATGCCGATGCGCCGCAGCACGACACGGCGGGACACGGGCACCATGCCGAACCGGTTTACGAAAAGGTTACGGGATTCCAGCCCTCGGTCGATGTGCCGGACCTGCCGGAGGAGGATGAAAAAGAACCCGAAGAGGAAAAGCCTGCCGGGGATGTTCCGGATGGCTCCGGAGACGGATTATAAACCATTTTATGCGAGCGAAGCTATTCTTACCCAAAGGAAAAGATGAACACGGAAACTTTTGAACATATCGTCTGTCAGTCGGGCGCAGGGCGTCCGGCCTCCATCCGCTTCTTCGGCCGCATTACGGAAGAGAGCGCGGGGCGTTTCAGCGAGGCGTTCGACTTTTTGGAGAACATCGTGCGTCCGTCCCTCATCCGGGTGCTCATCAACTCGGAGGGCGGTTCGGTGCTGCACGGCATGACGGTCTATGCCGCCATCCAGAACGCCTCGGTGCCTACCGAATGCGTCATCGAAGGCATGGCCGCTTCGATGGGCTCCGTTATCTGGGCTGCCGGGGACAAGTCGTTCATGCGGGATTACGGGATACTGATGATTCACAATCCGTTCCTTCCCGACGAAAACGATGGGGAACCGTCCGAGCTGGTCAAAGCCTTCACGGCACAAATCGAGACCATCTACCGCAAACGGTTCGGGTTAAGCCACGAGAAAGTCCGGGCCATCATGGACGGCGCTGCCGGGCAGGACGGGACATTCTTCGATGCGGCGGCAGCCGTGAAAGCGGGCATCATTCCCGAAAGCCATGTACTGAGGACCAGCAAGCAGCTCCGGGACAAGGTGCGTGCCGACCTGTCGGGCATCACGGATGCGGCGGCCATACAGGCAGTCATGAACCGCATCACACCGCCCGAGGATGAAAATCACCCGTCGGGCGAGAAAACCACTATTCTTAATACGAAACTTAATCAGAGACCCATGAACGAAGAGAAAACATTATCCCCGGAATACAGCGCAGTGATCGCCTCGCTCGGCATGCAGGAGAAGAACGAGGTCAAGGACGTGCTCTCCCGCATCTCGGAGCTGACCGGTGTGGAAGCCCGGCTGGCCGAGGCGAACAAAGCACTGAGCGATGCCAAGACCGTCATCGCGGGTAAGGACGCCACCATCGGCAATCTCCAGAAAGACCTCGACAGCGTAACCGCCCGGTTGCAGGTCTATGAGCAGAAAGAGGCCGACGCCAAGGCAAGCGCCATTGAGAACTTCTTGCAGAAAGCCGTGGACGAAGGCAAGATAGAGGCGGACGCGGTGCCCGGCTGGAAAGAGATGGCCGCCACGAACTTCCAGTTGGTGCAGGACACCATCGGTTCGATTCCCGCCCGCGAGAAAATCAGCGAGCAGATTGCCACCGACCCCGACAACGCCAAAGCGGCAGCCGATGCCTTGAAGAGTGCCGGACAGAAAATCGCCGAGCAGGTCGAAGCCGTCGTAGGCAAAGACTTCCAGTTCAAGAAACTGCAATAACCCCGTCCGGTGGGAGACGTACCATCCCGCCACCTTGATACACATAAACTGATTTGCCGGAAGTGGTTTACCGCTTTGAGTCGATGCTCCCTGTTCGCGGCCGAGATTCTAACCCAGAAAATCACTAACACAATGGCAGATACAGTAACTTTCTTACAGAACGGCTATGCCGGAGAGGTATTGGAGGACCTGCTCACCTACACGGCGCAGGGCAACGACACCTACCGTGAGGGGCTGATACACATCAAGTCCGGCATCCAGCACAAGTACACCTTGCCGGCCATCCGGTTGGGAGACATCATTCAGGACAACGTGCCCACGCCCCAGAGCTCGCACGGAGCCAAAGGCGAAAACGGCGAGAACGAATACCAGTTCACGGAACGCCATCTCGAACCCGCCGAGTTCATGGTTTACCTCGAATTCAATCCGCGCGACTTCGAGGCGTACTGGAAATTCGCGCAGCCGACGGGCAACCTCGTCTTCCGCGAGCTCGACCCCAAGTTGCAGGCCACGATGCTGCGCCTTCTGATGGACAAGAAAAACGAGTTCATCGGCAATGCCATCTGGACCTCGGCCAAGGGCGGTGCGGCCGCCGCAGGCATCACGGCTCCCGCCGGTGCCGTGCAGATCGGAGCCGGCAAGGAGAAATACTTCGACGGGGTCGTCAAGCGCATCATCGACAACGTGAACGCCACCGATGCCCAGACCGTCGCAGGCGGCCAGTGCATCGTCTCCGGTACGACAGAGCTCAAGGACGGTGCTGCGGTCGAGGCGGCCCTCTACTCGATGTGGAAGAAATGCCCCAAGCAGATCCGCAAGCGGTCGGGCCTGAGCATCGTCATGGGCTGGGAAGCGTGGGACGCCTACGACCAGTATATCACCGACAAGATGGTAAAATACTCCGAGAACAGCGAGGTAAACCGCTACCGTTTCAAGGGTAAGCGCATCATCCCCATCACGGGCGTACCGGAGCACACCATTGTCATGGGCAACTTCACGTCGGGCATGGATTCCAACCTGTGGATGGGTGTCGATTACGCCAACGATGCCGAAGTCCTCAAAGTGGACCGCCTGCAATCCAACTCGGAACTCTTCTTCTTCCAAATGCGAATGAAGATGGACGTGAACATCGTCAAGCCTGCCGAAATCGTCGTCCATACGGCCTACGCCAAAACGGCATAACCCTTTACCGAATCACCGAATAATAACCGTGCGGGGGATGGACACCATGCTCCATCCCCCTTTTTCATACCGAAATATCTATGGCAAAGACTCAAACGACCATTCCCGAAACAGATACAACCCAGCCCGATGCGACGGTAGCCGCACCGTCGGCAGCAACTGTGGAGAAAGATACGGCATCCGAGAAAAACCCGAAGAAAGAACAGGCACCGAAAGCGGCGACCGAGATTCCGGCTGCGGTGTTGGCCATTCTCGGGAAATTTCCCGACTACAAGGAACTCTACATCGATGCCGACGGCAGCATGTACACGCCGCAGACCACTCCGGCCATCCGGGGCAAGGCCATCCTCTACAAGAATCCCTATTACAAATCATAACATGCAGGCGATATGGCTTTAGGTAATGTAATCATCAAGGATGTGGACGGCAATCTGCCGTATGCCGCATCCGCAAGCAACGAGAAAATCACGGGCCTGCTGTTCGACGTATCGGGACAGCCCGACCTTTTTACCGCCGGTTACGGGAAAAGCAACGAGATGAACGTGGCACCGGGCGATGTCATCTGCATCACCAGCCGTAAATCCTCCGTGCAGGACTTCGGCATCCAGGAGCGTGTCGCGTGTGACCCGGACGAGGAGGCCAACGAAAACTTCCTGTTCGGTATTCCGGCCTACCATATCCGCGAGTTCTTTCGCATGGGCGGCAACATCGACGGTCCGGGGCGGCTGTATGTCATGTTCGCGGACTGCTCCCAGAACTGGGACGCATTGGACGTGATGCAGCGCGCGGCGGACGGGCTCATCTCGCAGGTGGGTATCTGGACCGAGCAGCCGCTCTGGAAGCTCAACGGCGAGCAGGAGAAATACAACCTGAACCTCGTCAAGGGCATCAACGACAAGGCGGTGGCACTGGCCGAGCTGAACCAACCCCTGTCGGTGGTGCTGTGCGCCAACCCCGGTAACACGGGCAGCGACACGGAAGAGGCAAAGGTCATTGACCTGAACCGTATCCCGTCGGCCATCTGCGAGTCGTCCCGCACCAGCGTCATCTTCGGGCAGGCGCGGAACGACCAGAACGCGACGATTCAGTCCCGCAACCCGAACCATACGCCGGTGGGATTCCTGGGTGCTGTCATGGGCGCCCTTGCCAAGGCGAGCGTTCACGAGTCCATCGCCTGGGTACGTCAGTTCAACCTCTTTGCCGACGACTTCCAGCAGATTGAGCTCGGGTTCGGAGATCTTACGCTCGATGCCGAGGACGAATTCGTATCGACCAACCTGTACGAATCCCTCTCGCCGGTATTGCTGGACGAACTGGATGACAAGGGATACATTTTTCCCATCAAGTATTCGGGTCGGGAGAATGGCATTTACATCTCCAAAGACCAGACCTGCTCCAACGGGGACTACCGTACCATCGCCCGCAACCGTACCATAAATAAGAGCCGCCGTGCCGTGCGCGAAGCCTTGCTACCGTATCTGCACAGCCCTCTGATGGTGAACCCTGCAACGGGCTTTCTCGCACCCTCGAAGATTACGGCCTTCAAGACCCTGATCGGTGATATATTGGCCAAGATGCAGGCAGCACAGGAGATCAGCGGCTATGCCGTGACCATTGACCCCAACCAGAACGTACTGGTGGACGATACGTTGCGCATCAGCTATGTCATCGTACCTGTCGGTGTGGCCGTGAAAATCTATGTCGAGGAAGGCTTATCACTAACCGCTAAATAGATGTAAACATGGCAATCATAAACAACGTCGCATACTCTTGGTCGATGATTACCTTAGCCAGTACGGCTTTGGGAATCGAGGAAGGCTCCACCGTACTCGAAGGCGTTTCGGGTATCAAATGGAGCAAGAAACGCAAAATCGAGCCCAACTACGGTCTGGGCGGGAAACCGGTCAGCCGGGGTTTCGGAAACATCTCCTACACGGCGAGCATCACGATGGACTATGCCACGCAGCAGACCCTGCGCTCGACCTACGGCAGTCTGATGGACATCGGAGAGTTCGACCTGATCATCTCGTTCGCCAACCCGATGGCCAGCGATGACTGGACGACCACCACCGTCACGTTGAAAGGCTGTATCTTCAGCGAGGACGGCATGGAGAGCCAGCAGGACGATACCAATATTACGCACGAGTTCGACCTCAATCCCTTTGATATTCAGATTGGAGATGGGGATACCATTTAGCTTTCATTCTCTTGCATGGGACCGCTTCTTTTTGAAAAGGGGCGGTTTTGTGTTTGCGATCCGGGGATATTTCGGTATCTTTGCAGCCTTTTGAGTATAACCTATAACGAATGATTATGATACAAGCGACAGAGAAGAACTTTGATGAGCTGCTCTCTATGGAGAAGCCGCTCATGGTCGATTTCGGCGCCGAGTGGTGCGGCCCGTGCAAGGCGTTGGCACCGATGGTTGCGGAGTTAGCGGAGGCCTACAAGGAACAGGCGGTTATCGCTGCGTGTGACGTGGAAGAGAACAACGACATAGCCGTAAGGTATTCCATCCGGAACATACCGACGGTGATTTTCTTCAAGGACGGCAAGGAGGTCGGACGGCAGGTCGGAGCCATTGCCAAATTCGTGCTGGAGGAGAAATTGAAAGCGTTGCTGTAAAAAAGAGAGAATGTCTCCCTTCTACAAGGCAAACTTTTTTTGTTTGATAATTGATTGATAACCAGTAGTTAGTTTCGCTTAAAAAAGCTAATCTCTACTTATAAGCATACATAGAGGGTTTCAATAACCAACTGATACTGAAGACAAAAGTATATAAAAAAGTCGGATTGTAAAACACTGGAAAAGAACCTTCTTTTATCAATCAAGGAAATCAAAAAGTGTATAGAGCAAAGTGGCGCATGTATGGTATAGATAATTCCGTACATGCGCCACTTTCTTAATCATCTGATTTGCATTGATTTACATTAATTGTTATTATATACTATCATTTGGTACTGATAAGCATTGATTTTGCTTGTGGGGTGTATTATTGTCCACCTAAAAAAATCAAGAATATCTCCTTGAAACGGGTTTGACGAGCAGGTCGATGTGCTCGTGTTCAAGGATATGTTCCATAGCCTTGTATATGGGCATCTTTTCGATACCGGCAATCTTCAGGGCTTCCATCTTGATGGTATTCTCGATGAGCAGCAGGTAGTCTTCCTCCTTCAGCTCAACATATTTCTGTGACTGTGATTTTAATTTTGCCATATTGATGTTGTTATTTGTTTCCGAAGTCGGCAGGAATCTCACCCCACAGGCGGTTGTCCCAGTGCAGCACTTCGATGTCCTTGATTCTTGCCTCCATCACTTTGAGGAATATCTCCGCTTTCTGCAATGCCGGGCATCTGCGTGAAGAGGCTGTCTGTTTGTTACAATACCACGTGATGGCTGTAATGCTGTCCGAGTAGATTGTTCGCGGACTTTCCGGATGTTCCATGACATATCTGACCGCCTCGACAATGCCGAGAAACTCCCCGATATTGTTCGTCCAGTTACCGATAGCTTTGGAAAAGAGTTCTTTTCCTGAAGAGAGGTCGACAGCCCGGAAGCGTGTCAACCTCTCTTTTGCAGAATGGGCACCGTCGGTCGCAATACCCACGACCGGTTTTTCTTTCATTGAATTCCTCCCTGATGTCTGTCTCCCGTATAGATGAACCCGTCGGATTCCATACGTCGTACCAGAGCACGCGCCTGATTCAGATAGTCGGTGATGACACCTTCCTTGTACTTGATATCCTTGCGTCCCTTGAGGATTTCCAGCACACCGTCTATTGTGCGGCTCATTACGCTCTTGCCGTCTTTCGGGTCGAAGAAAATCTTTTTGTTGCCGAACGTCACAGTTACTTGATACAATGTCTTCGGGACGATCACTGTTTCCACATGCGCCTGAAATAACACGGGGGTAGCGGCAACGACTACATACCCGTTGGCTTTGTGCATGGGTTTCAACTCTACCGAGTATAGTATGTTTGGCTCGAGAGTTCCTTTCAGGTCTTCCGAAAGGACACAAATCTGCTTGCCGAATCTTGAGTCTTCACGGACTCCCATCAATTTACGTGTCTTGGAATGGCGCGAAACGAACCCTATCAGTTCGCCCGTCTCTTCCGATCTCGCAAACTTCAGTTGCGATTTTTCCGATGTCATATTACTGTTCTTTCATATTCAATCTATTGCTTTCAATTGACAATCTGTTTTCAATGGGTCACTTTTCCATACAAATATATGCCAATTTTTCACGCCAACAAAACGTTTTAGTTATTAATTTTCAGATGGTTATGTGTAATATATATAGAGAAAAGGCTGCATTCAGTACAGCCTTTCCTCCTCTGTAAAATGACTGAAACGCTCGTCAGTATCAGAAGTTTGCAGTAGATAACGGCATTTCCAATAACGGTAAATCCGCCTTCCGTTGGGTATACAGTGATTTATATCGTCAGCATTCAGATATTGGTTCCCTTGTTCCGTACCGTGGTGCATCCATGTAGCGCACCCGGGCAGGTCCGGGTTGTTCCGGACATAGAAGTCCATTTTCTCTTTACCGGCGACAAAGATATTGTGTATCCGTACGTCCTTATCGATAGGAAACCGGTAGGCGTACAACGCGAAGTCACAGATGTCGGTTTCCAGCAGGTTGCCGCCAAAGTGTTCGGGAGCTTTCCGTTTCAGGTTCTCGAACCCCTCCAGAATACCCGGCCTGTCGCATATCTCGGCAAACCTTTCATCCGTTACCGGCTCAGCCGTCGCATAAACCACCCGAAAACCATTATCCGTACTGTCCAGTACCATGACATGCGCGACTATCCCCGGTGATTTGTTGATACTTTCGTCAATGCTGTCCGAGTCCGTGGTCAGACAGCATTTCAGCGTTCCGATGATTAATACCGCTACCACCAACAGTGTCCAAGGACCTATTGCTGCCGCTATCAATACCAATTCATCGGCCCGTTTCCGTATTTGTTTCATTGATTTTGAGAATGTGGCGGCCGGATACCCCCCGGACCTCGGACACGCATACCTTGCATCCTGCATCCAGCAACCGGTTTCTACATTCTTCCAAGGCGGCGTCGGAAATCCTGATGGCAGGTATACCCGCCGCCGTCATCTTGAACCGGGGCACTTCCGTGATCCGGGTAATCGTTTCGGCATCATCAAAATACGCCTCGAATGAATCTCCGACATGGAAAAGGATGATGGTTTCCACGCCATGCCTTTCCTTCATGCCGCCGTAACAGCGGCGAATAATCTCTTCCTTTTTCATATCAAATAGATATATTAGGTTTGATGTCAGCCAAACATGAAAGTGCCTGTAATCCGTTCAACTGCCGGGCTTTCGTCCGAAATACATATACAGACTTTCTTCATCTGACAAATATACAATAAATTACGGAACGACCCATGTCTATTGCATGAAACTATCCTTTCATCTTCACCTCCCTTCTTTCAAATTGTTCGCGGATGATTTCAACGAGTTGTCCGATGCTGTCGATTTTTTGACTCTTACCGCAGGCTTTGCCATGGAACAATGGCGTGAAGTACAGGTTAAAATCCTCATCGATGGAAAAACCTCCCACGAGGACGATACCCGCCTTGATACGGTAATACTCGCCGTACATGGCGTAATCATCCGTAGTTTTGGTGAACCCGTACTCCGGCAACAAGTCCGGCAAAGTGTCCAGGATCGGCCGGATGACATCCTTGAGAAAATTCGGGGTCTCAACTTCCTTTTTCCGTTTCCGACCTTTTCTGCCGGTTCCGTTATCGTCTTGCAGGTAATGGGCATCGAAACGATCCCGATACCTTTCTGTCAGTTCCTTAATATCCATATCCTTTATACATTTAATTGTTTTCCTCAAGCCACTCTTCCAGTGTCATGGAGTCCTCGAAACCGTATTCGTCAATCTGTACATAGCCGTCCTTTTCCGTGATAAACTCTTTCCTGGTCAGGATGGTTCCGCCATGATTTACCATCACCGTCGGTTCGATGGTCGCCAGACGGTCCCCGTCATCCGACTCCCGGATATCGTATGCGTACCAATGTTTTCTTTTGTAATCATATTTATTGATTCAAATAGTTTATTATTCCTGCTTGGGAAGTTCAATGGCTCTTACCCAATTGTTCCGGTCATCAAAACATTCATCATTGATGTTGGCCGTAAATTCCAGCGGTATCATCTTCTCAACCCGCGTTGCGGGGTTATTTTCGTAATCAACGATGATTTTCCCGGCCGGAACGTCACGTTCAAATTCGTCCAGCGGGAAAGAGAATATCCATATTTCCCGGTCTTTATCTTCCCCAAGAAACGCCTTGAGGTTGTCTGTATAAGCCTGGCATTTGTCCCACGAGGTTTCCACGAATGAAATGATTTCCTCTTCCGGTTTGCCGGTACGGTCTTTCAGGAATGCAACGGCATTCCCTTTCCAGATATCCTGCTCGACACAGAGTTCCAGATAACGTTCCCAGACTGTCACCAGCCAGTCCATGTTAATCTCATGCAGGTGGCGGCAGGTGAAACGCTCCCGGCTTTCCGCGTTGTAAAGCGTGCAGCTTCCGTCCGTGCGTATCTCCTCCAACCGGTACATGGTGTATACCGGTATCCCGTGCCCATACCCGTCTTCCCCTTCCTCCTCGACATATACCGTATGGGGCAACATATTTTCCGGCATTTTCGGTATCGCACACAGGTTGGCTATAACTTCCTGTTCCAACGCTTTTTGTTTCTCCTGTATTCTCATTGTCTATCCATCTTTTAGTATGATTTTACCTTCTTGAAATAATCTCTGTTTGTAACGACGGTGGTTGCGTATATTTTCGGTATGTTTCTTCCGGTCATATTTATACAAGCCTTTTGCCTTGTTCTCTCTCAGCAGTTCCTTGTTCCGCTCTTCGCTTTCTGGGTTCACAATGAAGGTTATCAGCCTGCGGCTGACACCGTATTCCCGGGCAAGCTGGCGCTGGCTGACAGCTTCTGTCATGTAACGGTGGAAAATTTCAGCCTTCTGAAAAGGAGTGAGCTTCTGCCTGCGGTCATATTGTGTCCCGCTGATGATTATTCCCGAGCTTTTGTATGGCATAGTGAAGTCTGTTTTTCGTTTGTGGTCCATGAATGGTAGATGCGTTATTTGCCATCTAAGGAGAGTAGAAACCAGCGGCTATAAATCCGTTCCAGCGTTTCGGTGTCGTGCCCGTATATCGGTCCCAGTTCGTTTGCAAACATCGCCGCTACCTTCAGCCTCCTGGTATCGGACAGCTTCTCCCACCAGCGGCAAATGGTCTTGTACTGCTTCACGTCCGTTACAAGGTCCGGAACCGGAGCGGAGGAGATATATTCCGCCTCTTTGCCGCACGGTGCCTGCCAGAACCCCTGTTCGCAAAGAGCGCGTTGCTCGTCACAAACCCGTTCTGCAAAGGATTTGAGTGCCATTTGGAATATCTTTCTTTCCAGTTCCTTACGTTCCATGGACAGTTCATGCACACCCACGTTCAGCCCGTGCTTATTGCGTTCATCCGGGGAAAGCTTGTTGCTCAAGGCTTTCCTGACCAGTTCCAGCCGTTCTTTCAGAGGGCCGTATTCGTTGTTATCTAAATACCGGTTAAACAGTTCCTGTTCGTTTCCGGGCAGTATGAATATATTTTCCATCATGCATCATTTAAGTTATCGGATGTGAATAGGATATATCGCAGTGGATAGCGGGTGTCGGGGTGCGGAAATAGCCACGAGATCCCGTGCCGTCAAGGGGCGCAGAAAAACGGCATCGAACTCCTGAGTATCGTCTTCACGGATATCTCGGACTTCAATGATCCATGTGCCTTCATAGCGGCACCAGGCAATCACCTCCAAAATCATTTCCTTTCTGTAGTCAGCCGGTCCGTCCCCGAAACTTTCACGTATCCGCTTAATTGCATCGTCTGTCAGCCGGACAAATTCCCCTTTGCGGAACGGAGCTTCCGGCGTAACGGCAGGAGCCAGCATCTGCCAGTCTTCATGTCCGTCCAGGTCTTCCACAGCCATTGCGTAGGCTTTGTATTCAGCTTCGGTCTCGAAATGTCTGGTTATCACATATCCCCCGGATTCGGCCGTGCTCTCCACCGACGAGATATCCCCGGTTTTCCTGTATATGCTTACAGTATCCTTACCGAGTAGAACTTTTACTGTTATCATTATTGCAGATGGTGTGGTTTTATTATAAATGGAACTCCACGTCTTCCTCCTCGAACTCCGTGTCGTGGTCCTCGTTGTACCCCTCGACGGTCGAACCAGGGACATAGGTCTCTCCGCCAATCCCATAACGTCCGGCATCGAGCAGTTTCCGAAGGGTTTCGGTGTCCCCGTTTAGAATCCTTTCGATGTCCTCCCGGCTGCCCCGGACGCTAATTCCGAGACGTAGCCAGAGATTTTCCTCTCTCGAGGTGTCCGCCTCTTCCGACCGGTGGCGTATGATATGATAATCACTCCATCCGTCGGCATCGTTTACCCCGGCGATGTAGGCATTGTACTCCGCCTCAGTCTCGAACTCTTTCTCGTCCACGACGCCCCCGTTATCCGCCAGCCATTCTTCAGAAGGCAGTTCATTGTTCTCTTCATATTCCCGTACGGCGTCCTCGCCGAAAATCGTTGTTATCTTTATCATGTGTCTTTGGGTTTTGAATATTTGTTATTTAATGGTTATCAAACTCGTTTGCCCGAACCGGTTTGATTCGGTTCGCAGACAGCCACCCGGTTTCCGGCGCGTATCAGTTTGGGGAGATACACGTCCAGGTCACGAAAAGAAAACCGCAGTTCCTTGACGCCTTTCCCTTGCCCGTCGACGCGTTCGGCGGTGGCAATGCCCAAAATGCCGGAAGCGGCGATGGCATCATCCTCATACAATTCACAAGATTCCCCGTTTCGGAAAATGTACAGGGCATCCGGGTGCGCCGCTTTCATCTCGCGGTATTTTCCCATCATGTCGGAAACTCCCGGGACATTTCCGTTCCCCGTTACATTCCGGGTCTTCAGTAGGTTCCTCGTGGCGTCGATGTCGATGAAATTCGTCCAGCCGGCTTTATGAAGTTCGACAGCAGCTTCCCGCAGGGATACCTTCCCGTTCTCGACCTCCTCTTTCAGGGATTCGAGAATGTTCTTGATTTTATAATCATTCATCATATTTTTTATTCTTTGGTTACATTGTTACTTGTTCCGACGGTATTCCGGTCAAGGGGAAAGCACCCGTGGCCTCCGGTAACCCGTCGATACACTGCCCGTCGTCAGGATTTCCCCGACAGGTAATGCCCGATGGACTTGTAACGGTTAGGAATGTTCGCGTTCTCGTTGAAACCGTTCAGGCAGTGGAGCAAGGCATCTTCGAGCGTGACATAACGACGGTCGAAAGTTTGGATATTATCCAGACAATAAGCATTTACAGCGTATTTGAAAGGCGCGTACATCCTTTCGTTCTCCCGCTTTAAAATGACAAACCAGTCGAAATGGAGTTTCAAGCGGAAACCGTCGCTCTCGCCGACTTTCATCAGCCGCTCTTCGTCGAGAAGCCGCCGCACGAGTGTGGCGTCGAGCTGACGGGTATACTCTCTGTACGCCTTGATACGGGCCGTGTAAGCCGCGGCATATTGTTCGATGTCCGTTTCTTTCAGCCGATGTTCCGCCGGGTAAAAGTCCAGCACCTCTTTCGTCGTGACGGGAATTTTCAGGTCGTCCACCCCGATCTCGTAGGTCTTGTTTTCCAACACGTCGTGGAACTCGAACCCTTGAATTCCCATGAGGGTAAATTCTCGCGTCGGGTCAGGGAGCGCAAGTGATTTGAGCTCTTCGAGGTCGCGGCACACGGCCACGACCGGATACTTCTCGACCACGTCTGACGGGCCTCCGATGCGGATATACGCCTTTTCACACCCGTCGTAATCACCATGCCGGACAATGTCGCAGCAGGTGTAGTTAGGGGCGGCACGATGCCGCGCCGTATATTCCGTCCAAAGCTTGTCCAGCCCGGCTTTTACTTCGTCAGGGTCGGTCAGGGCAACGTTGCCGCACTGGCTGCACCGGCCGTCCGACAAGGCGTTGCGGGTAAATTCGAGGAACTGTCTGGTGTTCGGGTCGATGACGGCGGTACATTTCACTCCAGTGCCGCCGCAGATACTGCATACGATTGACATAAGTTTTTTGATTTGTGTATTTATTCGTACAATCTTTCTTTTTGACGCTTTTTCAAGGTCATCCGGAGATATTGCATCAGTTTCCCGCAGGGACACAGGGCATGTTCCCGTTGGCGGGCATAACTCAGGTCCCCGTTGGAGAGAACCATGCCTTCAGCATTGAGACAGAGGTCGCCGTAAACGTAGTTCTCCTCCGTAAGATAAATCCCATGAACAGGGTTCGGAAACCCCTCCGTGCTGCGGCCTTCCCGGAAAAGGAAGATACGCTCGGCCTGTCCCCGGACTCCGAAAAAGGGATACGGGGAAAGTGCCGCGAGCGTGGCGGCATGCTCTGCCGGATCATGGAAGCGGTCGTCGCTCATTTCGAGCATGTGGCCGGAGTCCTGCTCCTTTTCCTCCTGATACTCGTACAGTGCGGCGCAGGCTGCTATGAATTCCCCGGAACGGGAGGTAGCCGCTCCGTTGGTCACGATATAGAAATCATTGACTGTAATGCCGTATGCACGTACCCGTCCGAGTATATGACGGATAGCCCGGACGTTAAGCGACGGCTCGCCGCCCGTGATGTTGAAATGGTGGATATGCCTGACATGCCGCAGCAGGTTGCTTATATGTTTCAAAGGGATATCCACGGATTCGGCATCTCCCCGCATGCAATGGGTACAGCGCATGTTGCAACGTCGGGTAATCTCGATGCAGAGATTCTTGATATATAGTTCTCTCATATTCGATGTAGTTCGGCTTAAGTTTCATCCGGGATTTCCTTTCCCGTGTAAGGATTATACAGCGGTGTGTTGCCAACTGCCTCGGCGTCAATAGCGAAACTGCCACGGCCTACGTCGTAGAAGAGTTCCAGCTTTAGTGGCGTTGAAGCGATGACTTTCTCAGCCTCGGCTTGTGACAGGCCTGAATACATCAGGCATTTGACACGACACCGGAACATTTCCGGATTGGTTTCCGGCGTGGTAACTACATCAACGACCTCGCACACTTCATCCGTGATGGCGAAGCGGTCGGGATTGGGTGTGCCGTTCCTTCTAGAGCCGTCCGATGCGGCATGTCCGGTGATTGAATGGTTCCGCACCTTTTCGGCGGGATAGGTCTTATCGCCTTTGGCGAAATACGACTTGCCGGAGGCGACACAGGCATGATAGATTACGTCGTGGACCTTTCGTCCGTTGTCAAGTATAATTGTATAGGCCGTTCCCTCCTGCAAGACAGGAACGGCATTCGGTTTATGAGACATAAGATTTGTTTTTAGCTGTTTATGAATTTCGGTCTTGCACGCCGCATGATGTGTAGGTCATCGTAACCGATGGCTCTCAGTTCGGAAAGCGGGTTGCGGTACTCCTTTTCATGGGCTGGCCGTGTCATGGCGATCACGCCCGCATAGTCGGCTGCACCATGCTGGCCGACATGCATGTAGGAGGTTATTTCACCCCGCCGTCCGCTCCACGGTATGTCCGGGAACAGGGCGATGACCTGTCCGTCGGGATAGCGTCTAAAGACCACCTTCGTCATTTTTCCCGCAGATTTCCGTGTCGATTTCATAGTCCCCGTAATTTTTGAATTCATAGTCCACTTCGCTGATAATTTCGTCAACCTCTTCGTCCGTTATTTCATCAGCCTTCGGGTTGTCGATATCGAGCCGTACGGTCAGGTAAATGGTTCTTGTTGCCATAATATCATACATTTTTTAGTGTAACAAAGCCGGCTTATGACGGACCGACGGTATATTTCTCTATCAGCCGCTTCCGGTACGCCTTGTCTTTTCCGGCGGCAAGGCTTGCCAGTTTGCGGATATTCCGGTTGGCTTTTTCCGCGACCTGCTCCACTGTCGGTCCGGGAGTCATGAAATCACGGCATCCGGCACCGCAATACCGCTGCTTCCCCTTGACCGTCCTGCCACAGGCCGGACACCGGCGCTTGCCGTCACGCTCCAGCACTTCCAGAATATTGGCATGAATGCCTTTCCACCATTCAATACGGTCTATGTCATAATCGTAGACGGTTATCGTGTTCCCGAAACTGCGGGCTTCGACCTCAACGGCAATGCCCTCATCTTCAAGGTAAACCTTCAATACCGGGTCTTCGTGAGGCTCACAGTGCCTGTCATACCAGATGATATAGGTGGGATCGTCCAGTTCGTCAGGCTCTCCCAGACAGAGTTCCGTAAGGCCGTTGTTCACGAGAATGTTGCGGATGGCGTCTTGTAAATCTTTGATACAGTCCATTGATATTTCGTTTTATGGTTGTTCCTCATTCGTCAGTTCATCTCCGAAGCGTGGCCGACGAACTGGAAGATATCGGCGTATTGTTCGCTGTAGATATAGAATCCGTCCCGTTTTTCCCCGGTCTCCGCATCTATTCCGTCAGCAAGGAGATATTCCCCGTCATCCGTCAGGTAGACATCGGTAAGCTTGATACGGGACGTGTCGTGCTTCCCGTACAAGGTTGTCGTGACGGGGAAGTTGTTGTCATCGAGTTCCTCCTCTTCTGTAAGGCCGAGTGATACGCGGCCATATTGTGCCAGGAACTCCAGCATGAATTTCAGCATGGCTTGCTCGGCCTCGTGCAGCCGTCCGTCGATAAAGGCGTACTGGGTGGCGAACAGATGCAGCTTGTCGGCGCTCATTTTGTCCGGGGCTTTGCCCGGCTCCGCATTGTCTTTCTGTATTTTATCCATATCTGTCATATTGTTGGTTTCATGTTTCCAGCGGGGTGAAGGAGACGGTCAGTATCACTTTCTCGTCACCCAGGTTGAACACTTTCAGGCAGTCGTTACTGATAGTCCTTTTCAGGATGTCTCCCCGGTATCGGGAATTGCGTACCTTGAAGGTAAAATCATCAATGAACGAGCTGATGCAATGAAGCACGTGGTCGAATTCTTCCTTACCATACCGTTCCATTTCAGGGAAGATGCCTTTCAGATGCGCCCGCAGGCTCAATATGTAGTTCGGGGTCTTGCCCGTGATTTTTCCCGAGTATGTGATTTTGTATTTCCTGTCCATGATATGCCGTTCCATTTAATCGTTACTGTCATACCAGCCCTCGATCTCATCGAAATAGCCGTTCGAGTCCCATTCTTCCAGCAAGGTGGTCGGGTACGTCCATTCAAGGCTGTAAAACAGATCCTGGCACACCTCTTCATTACCCTTGCACAGGGCGAGCAGTGAGTTATGCGTGAAACAGCCGTCACTGCTCTCCGACACACGCCAGTCCTCACGGTCTTCTGCCGCGTATTCAGGTACATAGCACACTTCATCGGGGCGGTTGAGAAAGGCATCCTCGTTCTTGTAGATGTTTCCTTCCCCTCCGTATTCCAGTTCATAGAACACACCTTCCGGCGTTTCTATCCTGTTGCCAATCTCTATCATAGCGTTACCGTTTCGTGGGTATATATAATCACCATCCGGGAGGAGAGCACCTTGTCGCGTACCGTGGGGTTGGCGATTGCCCAATCGGAATGGAAATGCATGTCCGGAATGGATGCGGTGTCCACAATATCGCCCCCGTTTTCCAGATGGAGATAATCCGGCTGATACAGGTCGCAAAGGAATTTGCCGTCCGTATCGCTGATGGCGTATATCTTGCCGTCGAGTGCGGCCGTCATCTCCTCCTCGCTGCGGTAGACCAACAGGTATTTACAGCCGGTCTTCATCTCTTCCGCAATCCGCTTATGCAGTTCTTCAGGAGATAATTCACGCAGTCTTGACACGACCGCCCCGATACTTTCCACGGCATCGTAGCTGTCCAAGGCATCATGGCAGGTCGTTTCAAACTCCTCTTTCGGACGACCCGCAAAATTGATGGTACGAACTTCCTGCCCGTGCCCGCCGAGCAGGTAAAAGGGCGTACCGTTCCATTGTTCCTTTCTGACAGAGAGCGGCCGGGAGCATTCCCGTGTCTGCCGGTTCACAACGGCATACAGTTCCAGACTTTCCCCGCATTCCATACGCAGGATATGCCGGGCGAACTCCGTAAATGTCATGATTTTGATTCCTTCCCCGTTCGCCGTGAAGAAATCCTGTCTTGTCTGTTTCATAAATCCGTTTTTTTAAGAGTAGGTAATCGTTTTGTATAAGGGGTGGAATACTCACCTCGTTTTGAAAAAAAAGACCGCCGCAGCCGTAGCCGCGACGGCCCGTCATCATTATGGCATGTGATGAACAGGTTCTATTTTCGTTATTCGGCCTCGTAGTACGGTACGCCGTGCCTTACCACTGCTTTTTCCATTTCTTCCCACCAGATTTCACTATGGCGGTCATTGTCAAAATCTATGGGCTTTCTTTTACCGAGCCGCAGCCGGTCCCGTGTCTCCATTTCCGTTTCGTACACAATCTGTTCCATTTCTTCGTCCGTAACATGGTAGGTATCGAACGGCTCCGGCAGAGATTCCAACTCCCTGCGTGACAGCTCGGATTGCCCGCAGGTGAAAACCTTGTCATAGAAAGCGTCATCTTTCGGCGGCAGTTCGGGTTCCTGTTCCGGCAGCACATCCAAATAATCCGACTCGTACAGGTAGTTTTCGTCGCGCCCCTTCGTCTGCCGGTTGTTCTTGAACTCTTCCAGATCGCTTTCCGTCAGGCGGAATTCCTTCTTCTTACGCCGCAGGTACTCCATCATGTTTTCGAGGGAGGAGAACGGGGCTATGAGCTCCATGGAAGAACGGTTGTGCCAGGCATCGCTCCGGTACAGCAGGTAGACCTGCGGGCGGTTCCGGGCCGCCTCCTTACGGTATTCGCCGAACTCATACAGGGCGTTGTCGAAACTTCCGAATGCCAGCCGGACTTTGTCTTCGACGGATATGGACTCCCGGCATTCCTCGAAACGGCGTTGCACGTATCCGATGAAATCCACGTCTTCCAGAGTCTCCATGACCGTGCTGTCATCAGTCGAGAGTGCGATGTCAGCTCCTGCGAAATTGTCGGCTGACAGCACGTGTTTCTCTTCATTGTATTCGTCTTCCGCCCTGCAGACGGCCAGACCGGGCGTTTCTGCCTCGATCTCCACGACCTTACGGAGCGTCTCTTCGATAGCTATCCGGTATTTTTTCATTGTATGATGTTTATTTGTTTCAGTTCACGTTTGTAGTTTCTCAATGACGGCTTGTGCCCTTTCTCCCTTACGATCTGGCGCATCTGTGCAAAGGTGTATGCCTTCTCCATGTCCAGGCCGTAGTCCGTGGCGAATGCCGTCATTCCGATATAGCAGAAGCCGAACTTCCGGTGCAGCATGTCGGCCGTATAAGGAGTCATGTCTTCCGCCAAGGTTACGGGGACAGCCATTCCCCGGATCTTGAACTTCAAGCCCTCGATAAGGGTCCCGCAGTTGTCGCTGTGGTAGGTCAGGTCCCTGCGGCGGGCGCAGTAACCGATGGTCTCACCCATGAAGGTGTTGCGGAAGATTTCCGTACGGTTCAGGTCCTTCAACTTCTCGACACCGTAATAGCAGACCGCCTGTACGGCTTTCAACGCTTTGTCCACACGGGGTTTGACAAAGCGGGGGTCGTTTTCCGCCACGATCTTTTCCAGCCACGTGCGGTGGAAGGTTCCGACAGGCACGTCGAACACCTTCTCCGGCGTGCAGTATTTTGAATCCGACCGCGTCATCATCAGATGTGCCGAGGACGGCTCGTATTGTTCTTTCAGGTAAAAGGCCAGACAGGTATTGCCGACTTTGCAGTAAGTATAGTCGTCACGGCTGTTTTTCAGCGACAGCATCGTGGTTTCCCCGCCGTAGAACTTCTCGGGCAGTCCGGTCTGTCGGCAGAACTCCGTGAGGAAATGTCCGGGGATGGCATGTGCATAACTGCGCTCCTGGTAGCACTCCTTCGCCATTTGCGGGGTGATGAACCGTTTGGCAAAGTCACAGATATGGTAATGACCGTAATCATACGCCGCCTGCGTGTTCGCGGAGCTCTGGAACTTTTTGGGCATCTGGCGGAACCAGCGGAAACTCGTCCCGTGCTCCATGCAGTAGTCGACAAATTCCCGCGTCCATACATTTTCAGGAAATTCGGGACAGTTGCCGTTTCTTCGGATGAATGCCTTGCACACTTCTACCGAGAGCAGGGATTGTTCAGTTTCCTCGTCGATATAGCAGTTCGTCTCCCGTTTGCTGTTATCGATGGCAATGACCAGTCTTTCCGGTGTCTTGAACCGCTTCGGCAACTCCCCGAACATGTAAGGGTGTTTCTCCATCAGCCGGTCCGCCAGCATGTCGTCCAGATATACCGACAACGGCTTGAAAAACTGGGGGTCTGTGATGAAGTTTTTTCCTTCGGTCGAACAGACAGCCGCATGGAGAATCTCATAGGAATAGAACCGGGCGGGAACAAGCGAGAGGTCATGTTCCGCCATCTTGCGGTAGTATGCCGCAGTCTTGAAACGGGACGGCACGACGGCATCGGTAACCGTGCTCAATATTTTCATCCCGTCGAGCATCCCGTAATAGAACTCTTGAGTCTTTACCTCAACGGGGACATATCCGAGGATAAGCCCCGTTTTCATGACGGCGTCTGTCCTGCTGTCCGTGTAATACGGGTCGTAAATATAGCTGCGCAAGGCCAGGTATGCCAGTTGCGCGTCCCAAAGGCGTTCAGGTATGAAGGCGAGAATGTCGAAATCCCCGCGTCCGTTTCGGATGACCGCTTCTGCCATTTCTCGGGTAACCATTGCTTCGGGAACGGCCGTGATATTCTTCGGTTTTTTGCGCATGGCGTAGTCACAGACTGCTCCCGAACGGTACGCCTCCGGAATATTGCGCAGCTCGAAGCTGTGCCAGCTCTCCGTGCTGCCCGCGATGATTCGTTCTATACGTCCGGGTGTGAGGAAACGTCCCGGAATATGGCTCAGCACCTCTATTTCCTTGCTTTCGACGGCTGCTTCCACGATCTCTTCCGTGAACAGGTGTTCCGGCAGCCATTCTATGGCCGATACGATGTTATTGTGCCGCATACAGTTTCTTTTTAAGGTTGGACGAACGGACGATTCTCACAAGGCGGCACCCCCGGTAGACATAGAGTATCCTGGATTCCCGTTCGGCGAGTTCCTCAAGTCCCTGCCAGTGCTGCGGTGTATTTATCTTTTCGAGTCGGACATGGTTGTTCACATATACCGTGATCGGTTTCATGCTGTCATGGGAGGGCGTATCTTCGACGAAGAGCGGCAGTTCACAGTATTCTCCCTTGTCCATGACATGCCATCTGCCGTTATCGAACAGGAGGCACGTGTCCTCCATGCGGCCGAAAATGTCTGCGTTGTCCGCGATGCGTGATGCGGATTGCCGCGGTGTTTCCCGTCCGTCACGGATCTTTGAAAAACAGTGGACGGTATCGCCGGTTCC